CCATTATTAGGTAATGTGTTTAGTATATAATTGTTGTCAATTTTCATTAACTTACTTTCAATAAATTGTTGTGTGTCTTTATCAAAAGCTTGATAATCAATAGTATATTCAGCGTTCTCATCTAAATTATAACCAACCATATTGTACCAAGCACCTCTACCTGTCACAGTAATTTGCTCTTCTTTTAATAATGATCCGTTTTTGTTAATTTTTATGTTAACAATTCTACTATCGATTGAATTTGAAACTTGGAAATAAACGGTGAATGAATTAGGGATATTTGTCGGTAACACCGTAAAATATTCTACTCTAGAATAATCTCTATGGTGGAAATTAGTCGCAACTTCGGTTTTAAATTGTTCCTCACCAACCAATTCAATTTGATTCATTTTGTCTTTAAAAGCAAAATACATCATATTTTCATATCCATTGCTAAATGAACCCCATTTAGTTTTTAAATTTTCATAGTCTTGCGCACAAAATATTGGATCAACCGTGTTTAAATAAAAACTAGGTCTAATACCCATAAAGAATGTAGTAACTGAGTGACCCTCTTGATTATTTGGCATATCCCCAAAGTAAGCTGATTTTGTGTTTAATACTTTTGAAACATTATCCAAATAAGCGTCATTTTTAAGGACATAATCATAGTTAAGGAAATAAACTTTTTCCATACCCAATTCATTTGCCAATGCAGCGCCATTGTAGTAGTTTGTGTAACAAGTGGGCCCGTGATAAACATCGTTACCTTCACCTCTTAAATTAACAAACGCAAAGAAATCAGCTTCACTGTATCTACTTTGAGAGTAGTATGTGTGTTTTGTTAAAATATTATTTTTATCGTATATACAATAGTCAACTAAATTTTGTAAATCTGGTGAAATTGGCAGGTGAGAAGTTAATATAACCTTTCTACCTGTTTTTTTAGCAGCCATTATACATTCAGCGGTTGTATCAAATACGCTTTTTGTCGTTGGGTAAGTTGAGATTATTACAGCCTCGTTACTTCTATCAATATCTAACGCTTGATTACTTTGGTAACCATTTTCAAGAACCTCTGTTATCAAAGAGCAGTTTTTATTAAAATCTGTAAAATCTAAATAACTGATGTTATCAAATTTATCAAAATAATTCAAATAAACACCAAGGTTGTAAATTAAAATTGGTAAGTTCCAGGAAATAGCCTCACGAATAACCAAAGGCATTGTTTCCTTATCATTATCTGTACCCCTGGATGTAAATAAGAATAGATCCATCGCCTGATAAAATCTATCAACATCTTTTCTTTCACCATGCCAAACAACATTTTCTGGTTTATCCTTCATTAAAGGTTCCCAGTAGTGCGCAAAGTTCCCAGCTTGATTTCCAACAGAATGGAAAACATATTCTGGTAAAGATTTTGCGTATTCGAAAAATTCTTTTTGATTTTTTCTTGGTGTAAATAAACCAACGTGTAGTATATGCTTTTTATTAGGGTCTAAACCTAAATCTCTTAAAGCATCCTCTCTATTTGGTCTTTGTTTGTATTCAATAGGATATTCAACCAAAACTTTTGGTATATCAATCGATTCAAATAATTTAATTTGCCAATCAGATACAAACATAAATTTGTCTGGAAAAAATTTCTTTTGTGTGGCATCGTATGATGAATCGTGAGAAGTTTCTACAATAACATAATTACGATCTTTTTTGTAGATTTCTTTTGCAACTTCAAAATCCATGAAATATTCAGGGATTTCTTCTAAGTGTACAATATCAGGTGATACATGATTAATAATATCAATCAATTGCATTTTATTTTCTTCCAGAGTAAAAAATTTATCTGGCGCAACCATTGAAGTTATTTTATCTCTTTGTACAACCAACACACCACCAGTGTGGTTAGACCATTCAACAACATAAATGTCAAATGAATCTCTAAGTAATTCAATTTTTTTAGTTAGGTACTGTGGTAAACCGCCTGTGGAAAGGTGTGGGGCGATGTATAATAATTTTTTCATAAATATTTCTAATTAACCATACAAATATAGTAATAATAGAAACAAATATAAACAAAAAAGGGTGGAAAAAATCCACCCTTTTAATTTTTAATGTAACCCTAAGATTATCTCAAACCTGTGATACCGAAGCTAACGATATTTTGACATTTGATTACACCATAGAAACGGTTGTTAACCATTTTCTTAGCGTAACGAGTCATAATACCTTTAACTGGTGCAAAGGTGAATGGGTTGTACATTGTAGGAGTTAATTGCATTGGCACGTATGGTGCGTAGATGTAACCTGTATCCAACAAAGATGTACCTTTGTGACCCATCAAGATTGTATCAGCTGGGAAGTAAGGATCACGGTAAACTTGGTATCTTCCACCCAATGAACCGATTCTTTCAATACCCATGTTATATTTGTCTTGCTCTGGAGCAGCGTTAGATACGTGGAAGTATTCTAAGTCGTCCAAGATAGCTGAAACCTCAGCAGAAACTACGATCCAGTTAGCACCACCTCTTAAAGTAGCTTTGTGGATTTGTGCAGAAACTTGGTTGATCGCAGTGATCAAAGTTTGGTTCCAATCTTTTTGAGTATAGAAACCGTTTGTAGCGTTCAAACCACCAGTGTTAACTCTTGAACCTGAGTAATCCCAAGTCATTCTCCAAGCAGCACCTCTTCTTAAGTCTCTTAAGATTTCACGGTCAATCTCAGCAGCAACTTGCTCAGACAATAAAGCTGTTAATTCAGCTTCTGCATCAATGTTATGGAACGCTGATACGTCTTGAGCTAATTCTGGAGACCATTGAGCTCTTAACTTTCTTTCGATAACAGAAACTGTTACAGATTGAAGTTCGAAGCTTACTTCACCCATTGTATCTTCATACTCTAATGAAGCGTATTCTTTAGCCGTTACTGTTAAACCAGTCAAAGGTAATGCTACTGTAGCACTGTTGTTAACAACTGCAACATAGATAACACCGTTAGAATCCATGATTGATTTACCGTATTTTTGAGCTGGTAAATAGAAATCGAAATCAGCACCAGAAGTAACTGAAGTAACATTCAATGTTGAAAGAACTTCTTCAGCATTATCCCAGTTAGTGATAGATGGAGCGAAATCAACCTTGACGATTGAAGTTGCGCCTGTTGGTGCACTAGTTCCAGCTAAAGTAGCATAACCATCAGAAGATGATGAGCTAAATTGGTACAAGTTAGCAGTTGTTGTAGCACCTGTTATTGTTGAAGCAGCACCTTTTGAGTTGTCATAAAGACCGTTTTCGCCATAGAAAGCGTCATAAAGGTTAGGGCTGATTGTGCTGTTAGGGGTTTTGTCGATACCAGCTGCACCCGAAGCAAATGATGAATTCTCTAACTTCGGAATGAAGTAGAACAATTTACCAATAGGTAAGTTTAATGCTTGAACCGAAACGATTTCGTTAGCTAATAATTTTGAGAATACTCTTCTCACGATTGGGAATACCACAGTTTCGAAAGAACCTTCGTTACCTAAAGCAACTGATTCATTAAGCATGTGTGATGCTTGGTTTTCAAATAATTGTGCGATATTCTCTTTTCTGTGACCAGCAAGACCTTCTAAAAGACCTAAGCTGTCCCATCTGTTAATTACGTCAGTACGTACAGCTTTCAAGTGATTTAAGCTTACGTTACCAACTTTTCCTGATTCTAATAATGCTCCCATTTTAGTATTTTTTTAAGTTTTTTTTTAATTTATTATTTAATTTTTCCGATGATATCTAACATTCTAGATAATTGTGGATTTTGATAAGCAGTTGATTCATTTAATTTTGAAGAACCACTAGCTTTCGGACTTTCCATAATTTTGTCTTCAATCACCTGTTTTGTTGCTGTTTTACCAGAAACTAACTGATCTTGCAAACTATTGAAGATTTCTCTTGACTCGTTTAAGTTTTTAGCTGAATCGAATCTCTTAAGGATATTTAATTTTTCATCCTTAGTTGTAGAGTTTTCAGTAATCAATTTGATTGCATAAGTTAGATTTGATGAGAACAAAGCAACTTCTTGTAACTGCGACTTAAGATTTTTAATAGCTGACTTATATTCAGTTTCAGAACCTTTAAATTCTTCCGCTAAAGTTTTGAAGCTATCTAACTCTTGAGTCTTTTTATTATTTTCAGCCACTGCTTCTTGGTATTTTTTTCTCATTACCACCAAGCTTTCATGTAACTCTTTTTCTTTGTTTTTGTTTCCAGCCTTATTTTGTGTACTTTCGTGGATGTCTTTCGTAGCCGCATTTTTGATTACACCGTTTTCTTTAGCTGGTTCCTCAAGTTTCTTTTCACCTGTTGGAATTGATCCACCTTTAGTAGACATGTGTTTGGTAGCTGCATTTTTAATCACACCATTTTCTTTAGCGGGTTCTTCAAGTTTACTTTCACCTGTTGGAACTGATCCACCTTTGTTTACGATGTGAGCTGTAGCTTCCTTAGCAACTTCGTTAAGATCCTCTTCTGAGATTTCAACCTCATACACTGGCTCTTCTTCTAAGTCAATCATTTCATCGACCATACCTTCCATTGGTTTATCGTTGTACTCATCAATATCAGTAGCTACTGGTGTTTCTTCAGAATCTTCTTTAGATTCTTCGTCATCCTTAGTAGATGCTGTAATGTTGATTTGTACCCCACCTTCTGGAGTTTGTACGATTTCGATCTCGTCAGCTGGTTCCATGAGGTTGAAATGATTAATTACTTCCTCATCTGATTTGTCGGTTAAGTCAATAACCTCTTCACCATCTTGTGGTTCAGTAGGCATATCACCCATACCGTCAGCATCATTATCTGCTGCTTGATCACCTGGTAGATTATCACCAGGCATGTCATCTGTTAACTCTTCGTCATTAACTTCCTCTAGGTTGTTTTTGACAATTTCTTCTAATTCTTCTTTAAGAGTGCTTTTCAAAGCGTGATTAGCGTTTTTAGAAACGGCTTCTCTTAATTCTTGAATTTCAGCTAGAGTCTCTGCTAAAATATTTGTTTTGCTCATGTTTTAATTTATTAAAAAATTATTATGATAGGTTATCTTAGTAATAAATACTATGAAAATATCAAAAGAACAAAAAAAAATAAAAATTATCCCTTTTTTCCCATATAACATGGGCATTAAGCAAAAAAAAACCACCCGATATGGATGGTTTTTTAAATGTTTTTGTCTTAGTTTTTTATTCAGCGTTGATGTCAACTCCTTGTGGAAGGATAACTCTAACAATTTTAGACTCATCAATTTTTAAGATTCTAAAATCACCCATTGTACCTTCAAGATCCTTGATTACAGAGGCTTCTGCGTCAGTAACAGAGATTGCTTTGGTAAGATAATTTTCTTTAATCTTTTTAATTTTTCCTGTTTGCTCGTCTTCAACAACGAATTGAATTGTAACTGTGTACCAATAGTAAGTTTTCATAAAAAATATTTTTTAACTGCTATAATAGTAGTAAAAATTTTTTAAAAAAACAACTTAAAACTTCAAAAATTTATTAAGATTTGCTAAAAAACTATCCTCTTCTGGTGCTGCGTTTTCTTCAATACCAGCTGGTTCGTTTAAAACTTCATCATATTTTTTGAAATCCTGTGGGTCTTTATATAAGTAAGAACCTGGGGTAGACGGTGATGAAACAATATCCCAACATATTAATTCGAAGTCATCTTGCACAACATTTTTACCGTTGATCTTTTTAAGGCTACCAACACCTCTAGATGAGATACCTAATGTCATACCATAACTTAAGTAGTGTGCTACTAAATCACCATTGCAAGAAATTATACCACCTCTTCTAAAACCTTCAGATACTAATATTTCTAATTTACCGATAAGAACATTATCTTTCCAGAAGATATCAACTATCCTATGTGGTGAACCACCTTTAAGTGATATAACCGATTCCTGTGGGTGATCCAATTCATGAAAACTGGAATTACGAGCAATAACTTCTCTATATCTCTCAACTTCTTTTCTTAAGATATTCTCAGGATAAACCCTACCATTTCTATTTTCAACACCATATTTTTGTAATGTGGCGTAATAGTATATGGGTCCAGATAAATCTATCGGGCCCTTACTAATTTCCTCATTTATAATTTGCCCTTGTAATACCTCGGATACTGAACCAGCATCACCTTCAATTAAGATACCAAAACCTTCTTCGTTTTCTTTTAATATTTTTATACCCATTTTAGTAGATTATATAATATAAATATAATGAAAACAAGTTAAGTGCGTGGTTAATCATCAGAAAGATCAAATCCCATTCTTTCGTCAGCAATTTTTTTATTTTTTAATCGCTTGATCGTTTCATCATATGGGTTTTTAAGAATATATAATGAAATAAAAGTTTCCTTAAGATGGGCCATGGTATAACCATTAGTATCTTTAACTAATTTATCCATGTCATACAGCTTTTGGTCTTCTTCATCCAATATCTCCTTGAAATAAATCTTTCTATCTTCTGCGGTTGGCTTTTCTATCTTATATTTTTTATCAAATCTTGATGGTCTATCTTTAATCCTAGCTGGTATTTTCTCAAGATTATTTGTTGTGGCAACGTAAACAACATTATCTATTGAGTTTAGGCCATCTAAAAAGTTTAAAAAAACTTCCTCACCGAACTTTTGAATTACAAGATCTATATCTTCAATGATACAAAGTAAAGGTCTTGTCTTTTCAACCTTTCTAACTAATTTAGCTAATTCAACCCAATTAAATGGGTTATCAAAATAGATTGACAGTCCGTTATATTCTTTTAACTTATCAACTAATAAATAAATTAATGATGTTTTACCGCAACCTGGGTCACCATATAAAATAATACCTCTTTTAGGTGTTAGGTTATATTTTTTAAACCTATCAACATTATCCCAAAAATTAATTAAATCATCAATAATTTCATTATGTGGTAATGATGGTAAATGAAAAAATTCATCGCTTTTATATGGTAGTTTTGAAACACCAAAGCCGTTACCATCGTTATATATCATGCTATATAAACCAGATTCAACAGTGGCAACTGTTTTAAAATTAAAAAAGAAATCAGTATTGTTTATTGTATACCACGATTCAATTGATGGGTATATTTTTTCTAAATGGTCTTTAAGCATTTCCTGTCCCTCTTCTGGAGACATCTCATATAAGTCTTCTTGATCTAGCATTTGATTTTTTTGAAAAGTAGTTTAATTTATTCTGTTCTAAGGATTCTATCACAAGATTAGATAATTCTTGCATTTTTTTAAACATTAAAGTTGAATTAAATTTCAATTTTTCTTTTGGATACACGGTTAATTCGATAAACATAAAACTTTTTTTATCTGTTGACATACCTGAAGCTCTCAGGTCTAGATCAACAATAAAATTCTCATTAAACGTTATTGTGTCGATACTATCCTTTATTTTAACAATAATTTGTTTTCGCATTAACCTGATATATGAATCGTAATTTTCTATATCTTTTGGTTGTACCCAGGATTCGATATTTAGGTATACTGCGTTTAATTTTACGGCATCAATCGTACCGTATTTAACTCGAAATCTCTCGTCTGTAAAGAGTTTCTTTTCTTTCCCAAATTTGCATTGCATTTTCTTTCTTCATGTTTAGTCTTTTTTATTATTTATTAATATAATAATAAGAAAAAAAGTTCATTAAAGCAAATTTCGGATATTTATATTAAACACACATTAATTATGAACGTAGACATCAAAAAATGGTCTTTCGGTGAGATGACATCGAACCCAGACGGAAAAACATCTGTAACATCAACATCAGGCTTTATAATCGTAATGATTGGCTGTTTATCATTCTTATTAGGGGTGATTGATAAAATGTTCATTGACAAAAGTATGGACGTAATTAACCAGGCGGTGGCTTTTACCATGATTGGGGCCGCTTTAATTGGTTATAAAAACTATACTGGTCACAAAGTATCAATAGCGAAATCAAATGCTGAGGCGTCAGCTGCTACTGAAGATACTGCGGTTGAGGAAACCAAATAAGATATTCCGCTATAAGCGGTGTTTTAGGACCGTTCCAGTTATGGAACAAAAAAAAGCCAGGATTCGCTACCCTGGCTTTACTTTTTATAAGTAATTTTGTTTTATTCGAAACTTTTCTTTAAATCAAGTACGTTATCAATGACATCTAGCGATGGTTTTTGATTTTTCATCTCATTTAACTTTGATCTAACCTCTAATAATTTCTTAACAACAATAATGTCATCAGCTTTATTGATAGTCTCTTCAACCACACCTTGTGTGCTTTCAATTAATGTTGTGTAATATTCATTAATAGCCGATTCATCATTTTCAGCAAATAAATTTAAAACCTTTACTTGTTCCTCATTTAATTTTGAGATTTTATCCGCTAAACTTTCATTAATCTTATCGATTGATTCTTTTAACGATACAACATTTTCATCAACTCTAGTTAAGTGTTTAACCAAATTTGTTTTATGTTTAACTTTATCAACTAAAGATATTTTTTTATTAAAAATAAGCTGGTCGATACTTTCGTTAATTGTGTTATTAACAATAGTAACGTTTTCAGTTAAACTTTTTAAAGCATCAACTTTTGTTAAATCAAAAGATTTTAAATGTATTATTGATTCTTCAACGAATTCTTTTGCAATTTCTTCGTTTTCAAATTTCATTGTGTTCAATAAGTTATAAACCTCATTAAACTCTCTTAATACGTTATTTTCTTTTAATACTTTAACATACTTAGCAAAAGATTTCTTAAAATCTTTTTCACCTTTTTCTTGGTATGTTTTTTCTAAATCTGAAAGAATACTTTCTTTTAATTGTCCAAACATTTGTTTAATTTTTTATATAAATATCAGTTATTTTTTTATTATACCAATAAATCGTCAATTTCATCAATTGTTTTTTTGAGCGCCTCATTGATTAATTTATTCTTAGCATCTAATTTTCTTTTAGTTATCTCAGCTAAAGGTTCTTCAGTACCAGGTATTTCCGTACTAGCCTCTGTTTCGGCACCAGCTTCTGGGGTTTCCGCACCAGGTATTTCAGCACCAGCCTCAGCTCCTGGAACTTCTAAAGGTGCTGTAAAGTCTGTACCACCAGCAGGTTCCGTCATACCACCGCCCATGGATCCACCACCACCACCCATAGCAGCAGCGTCTGAACCAGTTCCACCAGTAGCACCAAGTGTCATGTTATTAGGGTCGATTTTGTAAATTTTGTAAATATCTCTGAATATACCTGTTTGTTTAATGGTTTCTCCAAGAGCTTTAATTTCCTCACCACCAGCTTTTTCAACAGCTTGTCTTTGGATATCAAGTTTAATCTCATCATCACTCATGTTTAAGATCTCTTTCTTAGCATAAGTCATTGACATAGCTGAGAATCCATTACCAGCATCAGAAACCGCATCACGATATAACGTAACCTTCTCTTTCCAGTTTTGGATTTTAAGCATTTCAGCTTGTGTGGATGGGCTTGTTAATGTTAATGTAAAGTTTTCTAGGTCATCTGTAAAACCTTTGGTATATAAATGGATAATAGCCATTTTATTTAACTCTTGGATAAGAGCTTTTTGTATTCTATGTACGGCTCTTGCAAAACGAACATCAAGGATGGCCAAGTTTTTACCATCACCAGTTGTTTCTTCAAAACCAATAAAAGCTTTAGGTACTCTAAGAGCGGCAAGCATTTTCTTTTGAATGTATTCGATATCGGCTATTTCTGATAGGTTTTGAGCCCCAGGAAGCGTCTCAATTGGCATCGCAAGGCTTGGATCCCTAACAGGGATAAAATAGTCCTGATCAACAGCTAATGCGTTATAACGTGTATCCTGATTACCATTATCTTTATTAACCATATTAACCCTTTTAAAGTTATTGGCGATCTTGTCAACATAAGCATCAACATCTTTATCATCCATATTACCAACGAATACTTTATAAACACGTCTTTCTGGTGCTCTGGTTACACGGTAAACTAACATAGCATCTTCAGATAACAATAATTGTTTCCAAATCCTTCTTACTTTTTCAAGCATAGAGGTACCATACGGTAATCTCCTATCGTCACCAAGTAATCTAAAGTGAGAAATTTCAAATGAGTTAAACTCAACGTTTTTATCTTTCCAGAAAAATTTAATGTTTTTTTCTTTTTGTTGATCATCCAAACTTGTAACCTTTGAAAAACCTGGTTCAGATCTGGTCATCTCAATATTAGGTAATTGGGTTACGCCAACAATACCTTGGTTAGGTACAATCTTGTTATAGACAAAGTTATCACCGTATTTACATACGTTTCTAGCCCAAGACGTAAGGTTAGCGTTAATATCCAAAACATTTTCGAATAAATCCGTTAACTCTTTTTTAATTCTTGTGCTATCAGAATAAATTGTTAAAACTTTACCGTTTTCATTTGCAGTTGTTGCTTCCTCAGCAAAAATATCCAACGCAACAGAAATTTCTGGAGTATATTCCATGGCTTCATAATCATAATATGACGCAATTCTTGTTGGTTCATAGTAAACGGCTTTTTGATAAAGTTCATTATCAATTTTTTTCCACTGATTTTGTAGATATAGCGTTTGTTGCGCCTCTAACTTTTTTTGTTCCAAATCATCACCACTTAACCCATTGAATGAACTAGGGTCAATGACGTATTTTGGCCCATCGACTTCATTGCCGAGAACTTTATTTAATCTTTGAAATATTGTTAATCTATTATCTGCCATATATTTTTAATTTACGTATTCACAATCTACATATGGTGGGAAGTTGTAATTTTCAACAGCTTCGACCCATTCTTTTTTTTGTACATATGTTGTTGTACCATCTGATTCTGGTGAGCATTTAATTGCATCAATATTTCTTTGCAATGCTCTACCATCTCTTCTGTCTAAATTTTTTGGGTCTACTTTTCTAATGATTGATGTGGACCCTGGTCCAGTACTTCTAGCTTGTTTAATTATATTTGCCATTTTGTTTAATTGTTTTAATTATTATTAGGTTTAGGTTTCATAACGCCAAAAAGCCAAGAAAATTCCCTGGTGTTCATCATATTATTATTCGTAGCAAATTCATCAGAATTATAATATGATTTATCAGGATTTGGTGAGCTAGTTACGTCTTTTAATAAATAGTCTGCATCTGTTTTTGTGTTATTAGTTGTTATTTTCCAACTGTCTAACATAGCTCTGGTCATATTATCAGATTCTTGTAACCTTTTAAATGATGTGTTAGCCACAAATAGACACATACCAAGGGCCATAATAAGGTCATCGTGTGAACCTTTCATGTGGTCTGGTTTACCGTTTTTATAAACGAATTTTTTTAACTCAGCTGTCAATCTTTCGCTGCGTATTTTAAAACCACCTCTAGCAACAGCTTCTTCTAAAGCAGCCACAATTTGACTCCTTCTGTTTTTAGATGCAAAATTAATACCTGGTATAGCGTTTTCATCTGGCATGTAATACATGCTGTTACTATCACCATCATTATCATAATGTAATAATTTTTTAGGGTAACCCAATTCTTTTAGTTTTTGTGTTGAGGCTATACCCATACCACCTGTAATATCAAATGTTGACAATGCGTCATACATTCTACCGTATTGGTCTACAATTAAAGCGGCTACATCTGGTGGAACTTTACCATGATACTCTAAAACCTGCTCAAAAGTATCGTAATCAATAATACACATACCCGTAGCATCTTCAGAGTCACCTCTGGATACGTCAAGGGCTAATATGTATCTATGACCCTTTTGTGGTAATTGCCATATCCATAGGTTACTGTCCCAAGCTTTATCTTTAACCTCAGGAACTCTAACATTTTCTTGTTCTTGTTTTCTAATAACCTCACCTTCAATTACGTTATCACCAGATCCAATAAACGCACATTCCAACTCCTGGTTAATCATACGTTTGTTAAAGTTCATATCCCTACACATGTTTTCATACCATGTGGAGTGTGGTTTATAACCATCTGCGATAAATTTAGCTATAACATCTGGGTGTAAATCAATAACCGATTCAATAATTTCTTCGTGTTTTTCAGTATTTGGTTTTTGAATCCAGTCAACAATATCTTTAGTTTTAATTAAACGTAAATCTTTGTTGAATCGTGGATCTTGCCACCATTTTAAGTGAGTAACACAGAAACTATTATCACCTTTAATTGCACCCTCATATGAGGCGTAATAGATTGGATCTAATCCGTTAGGTGTTGAAATTAATACAGCTTTACCACCAGTACCAATTGAGGCCAAACACGCTGTCCATAACTCTTGACCACCTTCAACGAACGCAGCCTCGTCAATTAATAAGACCGTAGGTGTATAACCACGCAAGGCATCCTGAGATGTTGCAACGGCTTTAATTTCAGAACCATTAGATAATCTAACGTGTTTTTGCGATGATTTATCAAATGTTACATTTACCCAATCAGGTAATTGTTTAATGAAGTTAATGATTTTGTTTTGGAACTCAATCGCTGTTTCTTGCTTGTTGGCAAGAATCAATACTTTCTCAGGTCTGTCTGGACTAGCGAAAGCTGTGAGTACAGCAGAATATGCGGCTGTTACCGTTGAGATACCAGCCTGACGATATTTTAGAACTAAATTAAATCTATGTTTTCTATAGTTAGAAACTAAAGTTCTTTGGCCATCAAAAAGTTCAAAAGGTACATACCCCTCTCTTGTTTTATCAAAAGTTTCGAAATAACTTTCTATAACATAACAAGGGTCTTGAGAGCATCTTGCGAACTCTAAAAGTAATTCTTTTTTATCTGTAATTTGTTTTGCCAAGGCCTATTGTTTCCATATAAATAGTTTATTATAGTCCTAAAGCGCTTAAATCAAGATTGTCAAGGTCATCTTTAACAAAATTATATTCCATAATTTCCATTCGTTTTTCTTTGACGATGTCTTTTATCTCTTTTTTTGCGTAATCAGGTCGATGTTCCAACAATGACATGAAATTAATAAAATCCTCAGCATCTCTTTTAAAGAGATCCATTAAGATTAACTTCTTAATGTCATAATCTTCCTCATCAATTAAAGCGTGAAAATTACCCCATATAATAGGAAATAAACGAATATCCCATAACTCAGCAATGATAGTATCAGCATAATCAATCACTTTATCCGCATCTTTTTCTGGTAAACCAGCTACAGATAGTAGAGAAATAATACCTTTTATCATTTCATGGATTAATATCGGTAAATTAATCGCTTTTGCTATAATTTTAGGTGTTTCTCCGCTAAAGTCAAGCTTAACGTAACCTGCGTTATTAGAATCATCGCTCTCAATTTGTTGTTGAAACATCTCATCACTAATCAAATAATAAAATAAGTCATTAGCAATTAACGCTTTTTGATAATAACTTGTTATATCTGGTACAATTTCTTCAATTTCAGTACGGTATAAATGGAATAGGTAATGACCCCTTAATGAGGCACCTTGCGCAAGTGCATTAATTGTCCTTCTCTTTACAATCTCATCTTCCATTTCATTTTCAAGTTCTTCCTTTTCTTCCTCGGTTAAAGGTGATTCCATACTCATATTTTCAGGTAATTTAATGTTACCTGGTTCTAATATTTCAAGATCAAAAATAACCTCATCCTTACCAAGGAACCATTCTTCTCTGATAATTTTTTCAGCCAATGAACAAAGTCTTGGTCTTTTACCACTTTCTTTATTAACTGCAATATAATTAGCAGAACTAGCGGAAATCATAACTTCCATCGGATTTAATTGGGATTTATCCATACCAAATGTGTTACAATAAGAATCAACCAATTCTTTATAACGGTCAGATGCTATAATCTCCTCTCTCCAAGTTTCTGGGTGAGTAGATTGATCGTAGTATGGCATTTTAGCCAATGGATGGGTTCGCTTAGATAGTTTATCAACTGTTGATTTAGCGATGTAGTTTGGGTAATCACCCAATTGTAGTCCTGATTTTCTCATAAAAAAAATGCCTTGTTTATAATTAACAAGGCAAATATAGGTAAAAGTTTTTAAACAACCAAATTTTTATGCTTTTGGTTTTGGATCAGCCTTTGGTTTGGGGATATCAATTTTTGATGGATCCTTAACTGGACTAGGTGTCTTTACAGGAGTTTCAACTGGATTTTCAGTTGGGCTTAGTTGGTTATTTTTCATATTTAAAATTTATTTTTTGCGTTGTTTAACAAATTCCAAAATATCCGATTTCGTCAATTTTGGTTTTTCTGACTCTGCAATAATACGAAATGTTTCTGAACCAACCAAATTTTCTTTAGATTCTTTTAGTGAATCCAATAAATTTCTTAATTGACTATACGCTTCTTTTTGTTTATTAACCCTTAACATTTGTACCGTAGCATCAATCTTGTTACGAACAAAAGGGTTGTTAATCATACTAAGTAGTCTTTGGTATTCTGAATCATCCATTTTACTTATGACAGTATTTGGTTTTTCTTCAGGTTGTTTCTTTTCAGATGGGAATAAACTCATCTGTTTTGTGTCATCAACATTAATAACCATAAAATTACCCTCATTTTCTAAGGCGTTTTTAGCGTCTTGGAAGGTTTTAAATTCTTCAGCTTCATTGTCAGCCATATCATAGTGATAAACAGTATTAGCGTACTCAATAACATCGTCTTCAGATGCATTTGCTTTAACGGTATCACCAGATTCATCATTAATATTATACCTAGCACCGCTAAGTTTTGGTCTGTTTCTCTCATTCCATGGTTCATCGTAATAAGTATGACCCATCACAATTTTAGACATCAACTCGTCAATAGTATCTTCCATAGTCCAAGATTTTGCTGAATCTTCTTTAACCTGACCACCAGTTTCTTCTACACCAGCAGTAGCTTTTACTTCTTTTGCTTTATCCGCAAGTTGTTGTAATGTGTTTTTTAAATTATCTAAACTTTGCACCATACCCTCTGGGTTTTCAATTGCTGAGGCAGCTGCTTTACCCATTACATCATCATTGTTATTTGTTTCCATGTTTTCCATTAGAATTTATCTATTTCTTCTTTATTTATTATTGTTAGTAGTTTATCTCTACTGTATATTTTTTCTTTTATTGATTCAATGGTTTCCCCATATCTGAACACTAATCTATCATCAATTTCAGGTGATTCTGATTCCCAACCAAGTGCAATAATACCTTCAACACAGTCATACATTGAAAATGTATCTGAGTTCATTGCAAGATCTAATTCAATATCGTCTGATTTTAACATACCAATTGATTCGATTTGTTTAACATTTGGTGGTGTTGGTGATCCGCTTGACGCTGGTTGGACATCCCAGTCATCACCATACTCAACGTTATCCAAACGTTTTGTAAAGATAAACTCGTAGGTGTACTGACCTTTAAAATTTTTATTAAGTGGGTTTATATAAATTAAATACATATCTTAAGCTTTATTCACAACGTCAAAATGTAATTCGTTACTGTGTAACGTTACCTCACCGTTTGTTTCAATTTTAATGTCAACAAAATATCTTTGTGGTACCAACCAGGTTGTATCAATTGTGAAATAATTATTATTTAACGCTTTATTTGCCAACTGCCAATCAAAAATATCAATAACAGCTGGGCCTTGTTTAACATATAACTTGTAGTAAACACTATTACTAACGTAGTATTCTGAAACAGTATAAGGTTTTCTTAAAAGGATATTAACTTTTCTTTGCTCACCTTGTTGTAAACCCTCACCAACTTTTATACCACTCAAAGATAAACCATATCTGGTATCATCCAAAGCATCTATATTAAAGTTATAGTACTTATCAGCGTCAATTGGGACAAATCTTAATTTAACGTTAGGTCTAGCATTCCCATTATAAATAATGTCACTCCAAATGTCGTTAGATTCTGTGTAACTAACAAAGGTTGACTCATCACCATCAACAGTCACGTAATAAACACCTTTTGTTTTTTGGTTAACTGTATATGTTGTACCGTTAATAGTACAAGTAGGTAATTGGTCTAGATTCTCTAGTTTACCGTTGATAACCGAATAAAAAAACAATTTATTTTCTTTACCTAAATAGAATGTAACTCTTTCATCGTCAATATGATCATCATATATTGTCTCAATGTACGGTTCAAAAAATGTTTGTGTGTGTCTTGTGAATAAACCAAGAGCGCAAGTTCTATTATCAGGGAATGTTAAAGCTTCAATAGCATCTGAATACTTTAAGCAGAAACCGTTATAGGTTGTACCACTTGTAGCTCCGCTTATAATTGAATTAACAAAGTTTGTTATATCCATTTTAATATCCTCATTACCTAAATCCAGATGTTGAGTTGCTATTGGTGTAGCTCCGTTAGGTACAACACCAGATGTGGTAAAATTAGTCGTATTTGTAGCTTTAGTCCAATTTGATGGCCCTAAAACATACTCAATGTTTTGTGGGAAAGTTCTTATACCAGTGACAAAATCATACCCATTACCCTCGTCCCAAAGTTGGTTAACACCATGTAACTCAACATCAAAAGATGTTGGTCTATAGTAATCACCGAATCTTAAATTATTATCTATAGTTAATATATCCTTAATATCAAAACTACTAGTATTCTTAATAGTTAATATATGTCTTACGTTTCCGTTTAAATTGATAACACCAGAATCGACAAGATTTCTGATTTCATCAAATGAGCAATAAAACAAAAACCTACTGATGAGATTACCAAAATATAGCTCTGACACTTGATTTCTGCCAGTATTAACATCACTATCTTTAACGATTGTGTTGTTTTTATCAAAATATGTTCTGTATATACCCATAGTAATAAATATTTTAATTAAGACGTAAGTTATGGTTAATTATCTTTGTTGTTGAATTTGTTGTGTTTCCGTTTATTTCTTGCGCAATATCACCTCTTAAATTTTTAATTAATTCAACGGCATTATTACTTAAAGACCCTTCAGATTGTCCGATGGAATGCCCGTGGGATAAGAAAACAGCTAAAATTTGATCTAAAAGTTCAAGAATTTTTTCACCCCTAACAAACCCGTAAGTTTGGTAAGTTCTACCCGAATCATCCACAGATAAATTTGATAAAAATTTTGAAATAGTTTCATTACTCATACCTTCTCTAGCATTTTCTAGGTAGTCTCTTGAGTTAATACTACTTAAAAATAAAAATTTATCAGCGTAATTAACGTTTACAGTAACTTCTTTATCAGTTAAACTCTCTTGAGTTTTTTTACTTGTTGTTGTAACAGGTGATTGTAATTCTTGGTCACCTAAAAATCTTTCGTTATTATATTTTTTAATTTTAGTTATGAATTTATTAAATTCAGTAAACCTAATATAGTTAAGTGTTGTGTTATCAGTTGGTTGCGTTGCTGGTATATTGAGTTTGTTTTGTAAATCAGCACTAGGTTTTGTGTATAAATCCCTACTATTTGGGTTTATCCTAACAACAAAGTTTTTTAAATCAGCAACTTCATCTGGTGTGTCGTGGTTAGCACCAGCATTATTGGCCCTAAAAGGTATCCTATTGCTTAATGTAATCGTATTAAACTGTGTTTCAATTTTTTGGGTACCTATTAATTGTGGATTATAGTATTTAATTTTTTTGGTCCTATATGATGATATAATTTCTTCAATAGCTTTGTCCATTGATTCAACATCATTAAACTCTAAGGTATGGTTAACAGTATATTGGTTATAGTTTGCACCAGATGTGTAATCTTGGAACCTGCTATAATCTTTCTTCATTAAACCTTTAACAACATTAGATTGGTTGCTTTGTTTAGTAGTTACAACCTCTAAAGTGTTATATAGATTTACACTACACACGATATTTTTACTTTCAAAATTTTCTTTTCTACTGTAGTCAAAAGTTATTTCAATAATATAGTCTAAAAAAACATCTGGTTTAACAGTTTCAGTAACATCTTTAACCGCATAATTTATTGTTTTTGTAAATTTAGATAATTGGAATATTGGGTATGTTTTTTTTCTGGTTCTGTTAGATAGGTGATCTAATCTTAGTAAGATCCTATCGTTACCAAGCGAAACTTGTTCATTATTATAACCAGAAAAAACCGCATCATTGATGCTATTTGATATATCATCAGATACTGGAAATTTTCTTCTACTATTTTCCTCAAAATATGTTGTGTTTAATGTTAGAGGGTTTTGTGTTATTGGCCCAATATAATTTATCGAACCATCATCAAATTTAATTAATCTAACAACTTGGCCAGGTTTTGGTATTATCGATAATTGATTAGGTAAAAATGGTGTTGCAACATACGGGTCACTAGTTTTAGTGTTGGATATACCCCTATCAGACCATTTTTCATATTTAGTAGAACTGATATTGATTCGATCAATGGCGTTTTCAATTGAAACATAAGAAACATGTCCTTTATATTCTTCATATGGGGCAACGAGAATTCTTCCGTGGTTTAACGGATCACCATTGTTGAAACAAATACCTAAACTAAATTCAGCCTTCATTTTTATCTTCGAATTTTAACCTTTCTTTTAATTCATTATAAACTTTATCGTAGGTCATTTCAACCTCTTCCATTGTAGCTGTTAACCTTAGAGCAGTTTCTTTAACATCTTCAAAATCATTTTTTAAAGCAACTAATAATCTTGCTAAATCTTTATTAGATTTTTTCTCAACGTTTTCAAAAATTTCTTTTAATTTTGGGTTATTCATATTTACTGTATTTGTCCAAAGCCTGTTGTAAGACCAACTCCTGTTGTTGTTACCTCAACCTTTGCGTTTGTTTTTATGCTTGAAACCATAACTTTCATCGTTTCTTCCAAAGCGATCATAAGATGATTTGGTGTCCCGTCTGGGAATGTTGCAGCTGTCTCAATACCCTTTTCACTTAAATTAGATTTAAGATCATTTATCATTGATACGTGGTTTAACCCTGGTTTTAAGGCACCACCCAATAAAACTAATGGTGGTGGTATAAGTGGCATAGGTGTTACATTCAATAATTTTAATAAGCGAAGTATTTGTTCTATTATTGATTGGCAGCCACCCACTTTGAAACCTTTTAAAGCCTTTAAAAGAGCTAATAAACTTTTTAATGATGATATGTAATCAAGACCTCTTTGTTTTAAGAAATCAGCACTTATTTTTTTAGCCAAACCAATTAAATCTTTTTTTATTAAGTTAAATATATTTTTAACCAATAAATCCGTTATAAAACTACCAATTTTTTTAATCAATGGTCTTACAAAAGAAATCATTTCTTCTGGTGATTTTTTACTATCATCACCCTTTAACACTAAAAACAATTTAGGGACCATCATTAATTTTGGTGTTATTATCATTTGCATTAACGCATAAGGGATAGCTTTTAATATATTTAATTGAATTTCAGCGTTAATATTAGGTAAATTAATCGCTGCGTTAATTTCACCTGAATTTACAATATCATTAATACCGTTTTTTAAGGCTTTATCCAATACATCGGACGCTTGATCGAGATTAGGTATTTTTTTAGAATTATCGGTCAAGGAGTCATTTGCTTGTGGCGTCACATCTTGCGGGTTTTCACCTGGAAATAGTAATTTATCACCCTGACTATTATTAAACAATTCCTCTAATGAGTTTAAAATGTCATCTGGGTTTATAGCCACATCAAGATTACCACAAGATGAGAACCTTAAAAACCCATTTGCCCTTAGATTACCAGTATTTTCGATATCGTCAAGTTCGGTTTTATTAAAATTAAACACGTTATCGAAATCCGCATCATTATTTAAAATACCGCTATCCTCACCATTTCTTTGAGCGTCAGCTGGATTAAATTCTTTATCTAAAAATGATTTATTTGATGAGTCTGGTTTTTCTGTATCATCCTCATTACAAAACCCAAACATTTTCTTTAAACCTTTAATTAAGGCGCTTTGTTTTACTATAATCTTTTTATTTAATTTAGCTTTAACAGATAAAGCCCCAGTTAATATATCCATTAATATGGCCATAAAATTGGGGAAATTAAATACTGGTGTTGCTACGGTTAAATAATCCTTTAAAAAATCTGAAAATAATTTTTTAGAATAAAACTCACCGAATTTAAAAACAAATGTTGATGAATCTTTTGCGTATAAAGTAAATAAAACTCTATTACCTTTTTTAAGTTCTAGTGGAGCGTCACTTATAGCGTTTTGTGATTTACTAAAAAAGTAATTTACGTGTTTGGTGATGTCGTTACCTTCATACATCAATTTACCAGTCTTACTATCTGGGTCGATATTTAATAAACCAAAAGAATCAATCTCTTGTTTATTAATTTCTATACCCCCAGCGGCTAAAGTTGTGTATTTTTGTGGTATAACTAAATTATCGTCACACCCAAATAAAGCAATAATGTTATCAACAATAACCTTGTTGATATCATCGAATTTTTTTAATTGAGATAAACTACCTTTTAGTATTAAACTTTTAAATTCTTTTTGACCTCTGGTTGATTTTACTAACTCAACTAAGAAGTCAACGAACTCTAATTTGTCTAGTTTTTTTTGTGCATTAGTAGCATATGGTTTCTGATTATTAGAAACCACTAGTGATCTATATCTTGAAAATATTTCGCTTTGTGAACCCATTATTATTCATACTCTTTTTCATTCGTATCCGATTCACTTGAGGTAGCTTGTTTTTTAATAAAATCTTCAGCCCATTTTCTATCTTCATCGGTAATTGTCATATTACCAATACTAGCGGAATCAGACGGTTTACCAGACTTATAAAGAATGTCACCTTGAATTTTTATTAACCTTAGTTTTTTTTCGATAGATGAATCTATTATTTTTAATAAGTCATTTGTAATCTTACCAACCAAAGCGATATCAGAATTTTCATTAATATCTTTTGTAAATTTTTTATAGGCTGTTAAAGCCCTATTTCTTTCATCAACAATTTCATTATAAGTTTCTTGCATGAGTTCTTTCATACTATCCTCTGAAACGTCAACTTTTTTCTTTTTTGGTACCATAGTAAATGTTATTTAATATAAATATCAACCATCTAAATAATTATCCTTAAAAATACGATATAAAGACTTAAATCTTTTCATACTATTCCTGATTTCCTTCGTATTTAAGCCAGTCATATTACGAATATATAGTAATATCAAGTTTTTATTGAATTTGGGTGAGTTTTTACCATCACTGACCTGGGAAAATAATTCACGCCATTCCTCTAGTATTTTTACTAATGAATGGCCAACCTTAAATTCGTTTTCCGATAAATCATCAGATTTTAGCTCATCTTTTATGTTAGTGGCTAATGTTTCGATAAAAAGTGTAAGGTCAAGATCCTCATTATCAATACGATATAGTAGTTCATCTCTCCTTAATACATCACCTTCAGATTGATCTATATCAACCAGTGACGTGTTTTTTTTATATTCTTTGACCATTTCCCCAAAAAGGTAATTTTTACATATCGTACCAAAGTATGAAAATGATCTTTTACCTTTTTCGGGCTTAAATTTGTCAAATTTTGTCATCAAGAATGACAGCGTGTCTGCATGTAAATCGTGGAATTCGTATGATTGTCTATATAATTTATAAGTCCTAATAATACTTTCTATCATTGTATTGATAGGTTCTTGTAAGTACTCTCTATAAATTTTTTCTCGCTCACCAACCGTTTTGGCTTCCAGAAACATGATCACCGCTTTTTCCTGGTCTACACCATAATAGTTGCGATCTTTTTTCTGTCTTGCCATTACTCACTAACTTCATTTTCCTCATATATTATATTCCTATCATCGTTAAACAAATATTCTTTCTTCGCTGTTTCCATCCAAAATAAAGCTTGTTTAGGTTCCATCTTATACTCAACAGCTTCACTATTTTTGTATAACCAGAATAATGATTCCTGTCTCATATTCACGTGTTTGTACCCAATTTTTGGGATTACCATTGACTTGTAACCGTTTTTGTGGAAACGTAATAAGAATTCATAATTAAATGTTAACTTGATTTGTTTTAAACCTTTAATTTCATTAAATACGGCTGTTTTAATTACCATACCACAAGGGCTAATGTTTGGGTATTCCAACAAAGATTCCAAATCTATGTTACCCATAGTTTCTGTAAAATTATAGGCCCATACAGCTTCGTTTGAAAGACCGATAAATTTATTATCCTCAGATACGTCATTAATTATCGGAAGGAACATATCTACCTCTGGGTAAGCCTGGATATGCTGCTCAACGTTCTTGTACCAAGTTTTTGATACTTCATCATCAAACTCCAAAATTGACATGTATTCAGTCTCAACATTCTGAGCCGCAAAGTTTATTTGACTTTGGTAATCAGTATCACCATCATTAGCAATAATTTCAATGTTTAAGTCGTATTTTGATAAATCCATTGATGATAATTTAGCATCAACTTCAATACAATTGCATCTAACGATTAAAACCTTTTCTGGTTTAATGTCATTTCTACTAATTGACGATAGTGCGATGTCAAAAAGATCGTCAAATTTTTGGTTTCCAATATCACTAACCGAGTGAACTGGGATTATAACGGTTAAATTAGTTTTGTTCATTTTGTTCCACTTCCTTTTTAAAATTTTCTTTTATTGTTTCTAATTTTGACACTTTTTTATTGAATAGGTATTCATAAACCTCTTTGGTGTTTTTTTCAAAACCCTCTTCAGTGTATTTACCTTCAACGGTTTTCGCTACATTCAATAAATTTTCTGGTAAAGTGTCTTCCAACCAATTTTTAATAAAGCTTGATAAGATTTCAGGGATTTGATTTTCATCATAAACCCATACACCATTTTCATCTGTCATCCACTCTGGGATAATGTTAGGTACTTTACCGATTACAGGTACATTACACTTAATAGATTCGATTGGGTATCTACCAAATGATGAATCATCGTCAATCCAAACAGACACGCAACATTCTTTTAAGTTTTTAGCGAAAGTGTCTTGTGGCATTGTATGCATGTCTTTAAAAGACACAAATCTGTAGATAGGGTATTTCAAGTAGAATGATTTGATCATTTTTGCGGCTTTTCTAGCCTCACGACAATAGATAGCAATAATCGGTTTTTGTGGTTTATCATTTAAAGTGAAAATTTCACTTGAAACCGCTGGTTCAATGAATTGAACATCCTCAACTGGAACTGTATCCTCAATCATTGATTTAAGTGTGTTTGATGTTGTGATACATTCTTCAGCACCTAAGTCAACCCATGATTTACCTGGGGCAAAAGCCTCAAGCATGTAATCAAATGATTGTACGTAAATAACCTTTTCTAATGGCATTTTATTAATTTGTTCAAATACACTACCATATACTTCTGGTACGATGATAAAATCAGAAGCCCCGACAACTAAGTTATTATCTTCAATTGATAAGTGTTCTAACTCATCACATTCTGGCGTCAACCATGAACCAACTTTAATGTAGTCGTTTTTTTCGTGTAACATACTAACGTTATAACCTAAATTTTTAAGTGTTAACGCTTGTTTATACAGATGGATAACACTTGATTTAGCATTACCCTTGGTGTCTGGTACCAAAAAAACAATTTTTTGTTCTTTGTTTTGAATCTTACTTATAGCCGATTCAATGTTTTTAACTATTTCGTTAGTTTTTTCCATTTTGTTCTTTCTTTAATTTTTTTAAAATTTTAAATAATTCTTCAATGTTAATTATAGTATAATCTGATTTAATGTCAACATTAAAATCATTTTTGTATTTTATCGATATTTTGTCTTTTGGCTTGGTTTTTAATAGTTTAGGGTTATCAGTAACTAAGACATCACAATACGACCAAAAATCTTTCCATTTGCTTGGGAAGATTATTTGTTCTAGGTTATAATAGTTCTTACTTAGGAAGAATAATGTTGCTGATTTAGATCTTTGGCTTTCATTATTTAATAACACGATTTTGATTTTGTTTTTGTTAGAAAAATCACATACCTGTTTAATGATACCTGGTTGACTTTCTTCAACTCTACCAAATACTTCAAAACACGCATCTTCATACATGAATTTACTTAAGTTAAAAGAAGTGTCTTTCTTATTTTCAGATAACTCTAACTCTTTGTCAACCTCAAAATTAGTGTCAACAATTTCACCCTCAATATCTGGGAATGATTTGGATAAATCAAAAGGATTTATAGGTAAAATGGGTTCTTTTTCAAACTCAAATTCATATAAATCCTTTAGTTTACTAATGTGTTCTCTTAAAATGTTATTTATCGTAATACCTATTACCATACTATTGTTTATTTTTATATAAAAATAATAGGGTTTCGGCCTAAAATAAAGACTACATTTTACTTTCGTTAAATATTTTTTCGATTTTTTTGATCAGCGGGTTTCTAACAACATCGTCCTCACCAAGAACTACTGTACCAACCTCATCGAAGTCACTGAATTTTTGAATGATAAAGTTTAATGAACTTTCACCCTTCCTTTTCATGTCAATTTGGTTTTCATCGCCCAAGAATATCATCTTAGAGTTTTCGCCAAGTCTAGTCATAATTGTTCTAATGTTATCGATTGAAATGTTTTGGGCCTCGTCAATTATGGTTATTGAATTGTCGATGTTAATACCTCTCATGTAAGCTATTGGCATCTCCTCAATCATATTATTGGCTCTTAAAAGCTCAACATTGTGTCTTCCGATAACCTTCTCAAAGTTATGCATAAATGAGTACATAAATGGTTCCATTTTTTCTTTCATCGTACCCTTTAAAAATCCAATTTCTTCGTCTTTTAATGTTGTAACAGATTTAACGATAACGATCTTTTTATACCTTGGGTCATTCTTAAGGAGTTCTAACGCCATGGCGCATGATAAGAATGTTTTACCAGTACCTGGTAACCCAGAACAAATAACCATTTCTTTGTTTTTTATTTCAGTCACTAATTTTTTTTGATTTTGTGTTTTGCATTTGATGTCAATTTTCATCTTATCAAGAACGTTACCGCTGTGCGCTTTGTTAATAGCTTCAAAAGCTTCATACTCCTCTTCAGGTGTTAATTTTTTTCTCGTTCTTCTAGAAGATGTTTTTGTCTTGTTTGTGTTCATAGATTTTTTTTTCTTATTTATTTATTTACATAATAACCATACTAGTTCAGCAATAACGCCTTCACCACCTTTACAGTTAAGTATTTCTATTTTATTACTGTTATAACGAATCGCCCTATCACAATCTTTTGGTGCGAAGAATCTTTCTGATTTTTCTATTAAACCAAGATCCCAAACATCGTCACCAACGGCAATAAATTTTTCGTTTAGTTGATCAGCAAAAAGTTTTTTATCTTTTGATATAACAATCTCTGATCCAGTTTTTTTAGCAAAAGTTTCCGAACCTGGCCAGCTACTTGCTGTTAATATGATAACATCATAACCATATGATATTAATTCCCTAATAGCCCTAACATCACGTGTATTGGTACCTTTAAATTGTTCACCATTGTGTGTATAATATATCTTACCATCTGTTAAGACACCATCAAAATCAATTAATATTTTTGTTACTTCCATTTAAATTTATTTACATAAGGATTAATCGCCAATTATTGCCGTAATCCTTATTTAATATTTGATACTCAAAACTATTTCTAGCGTCTCTTAATTCTTTTCTTTTTTTGGATATTGGGTTTGATAAATCTTTTACAAGATACCTGTGATCAACAAAAGCGCCATGATCGACACCAATTTTATAACCAAGCTTTTTGATTTCAAAACTCCAAACCAAATCAAAAAACCAATAATGATAATTTTCATTTAAAGGATATTTTAAAAACAAGTCAGTTCTAACAATTGGTGATGTCCACTCAATATACTTTGTTTCAATAACTTGTCCAGATTTATTATTTATATGTGATGGGTGATCACTATCATGTGTTGGGTGAATTGCTGCAAAGCCTGTGTTATCCATCGATTCCACTAATCTATTAACAACATCTAATGTAAAATTATTATTTGTTACAAAAAACAAATATTCAGGTAAATTATCACCAAAAATAATATTTAATTCTGGTATTGCTGAGTTAAAAGCTTTTGTCATAGAGCCAACACCTTCCCTATCAACATATATAACAGGTAAACCAGAATCAACAATATTTTTTTGCGTTGATTCCCAATAATCTTCTAAATATTTTAATGCGATTATACAGACTTTATTAGATTCCATTTAATGCGTTTTTTATCGCAACCAAATATTGGTTACCATATAGATCACTCGGTTCAATTACCGCACCTTCACCCCATTCATTCCAAGCAAAAATAAATAAGTAATTATAAGGTTCATTATTGTCGTCAACAACATTATTTAACTGTTTTTTTAAATAAAACTCAAAGTTTTTTGGGTCGTTGTATAAATCAATTGTTGATGCTCTGTTTTTAGCCCTTGGGGATGAGTCCCAACCACTATAAAAACCACGAATATATGGTTTATCACCAACATCTTTTGGTTTCTTAAGATTGGTTATGTCTTCCCATTTTTTAGGTGCATAGAATATAGTTACATCATCATTACTTTCTGGTTCTGGTTTAGAAAATCTATTTACATACATAGGGTGGTACTCGATATATGCATCAGCATTTTTATTAACACCTTCATAACTACCATCTTCATTAAAATGGTTTAAAGTTTGTGAAAAAATAATACCATCAAAACCCTCTTTCTTAGCTAAGTTATCAAAATGTTTTTTAAATTTATCAAACTCTTTAAAGTGACCCATTCTATAAACAAGAAACATTGGTTTATTATCAACTTTTATATAATTTTTGTGTTTAAAAAATTTCAATAAATAATTAAAATGTTCTGTCCAATCTTTTTCAGTACCATATTCCTGTTTTATTAGGTAGTTTTTTTCCATACCATCCCAAGTTCTTGTCCAAGGTTCGTTTGCCCATTCAAAACAAAAATTAATGTTAGGTTCACCATCCTCAAGCATTCTCTCAGCAACCTCATACATAACTTTATTACCTGGGTGACCATAAAACCAATAATGGTAAAGACAAAACCCATCTATACCATGCTCTTTGGCTAACTCAGCGTGTCTTTTTCTAACAGTATAACTTCTCAGATCATAATCACCAAATTCAGATGATGTTCTCATAAATTTTTGATTTTTATGAAATTTTTTTACGCTATATAGATTATTCCACTCAGTAAAACCACGGCCCCAAAATTGATCATTTTCATCAAAAGGGTGAAATTGTGGTAGATAGAAACAAATAATTTTTGGTTTAGACATATTTAATTGTTTTATGTAATTTTTTTATTGTTAAAATGGGTAAAAACCTTTCAAATGCGTGGGCCATTTGCCCGTCAAGATCAGAACCATCTTCAAAATATGATAAATCCATTAACGCACCTATTTCTTCAATTAATTCTGCATTACATAAAAAAAATGTACCAGCTGAAAATTCTAATTTATTTAAGTCGTAATCAACTCCATATAATTGCATTAATTTTTTTAAATTAGTATAATTACTACCCATGGAATTTGTTTTATATAAACCTGGTACTACCAAACCAAAATTATTATACCTTATATCTTTAATAAGGTTATTAACTTTATTTTCGTCACCCATTAATGAAGTTAACATATCATTTCTCCAAACGTGCCCACTTTTTAAATGCGGGCTCTTTTTTGTGTGTATAAAATATACACAATCATACTGATTTTTTATAATATATTTTGACATGGTTATTAAACCACCAATATCACGACCTTTATTAATATTTTTAATAATTTTTGCGTTGGGGTATTTATCAACTATTTTGTATATAACATCATTATCATATTTATCCATCACAGCGTTTATATATAGGTCAAACTCACATTCGATGTTACTCAAATAGCTGTCTAGCGTATCCCATAGGTCTGGGTAGAACATGTGAAGAAAAACAGCCAATTTCCTTTGTCTAAAAGGGAAAGGTTCAATATTATTAATATTATCTATAATACCAAATTTTTCTGTTATTTCTGGAAAAGCGTAATCTGCAACAAATTCTTTTTTTTCAAAATACTTTGTTACATCAGGGGCCTCATTTTTTCTAACTACTGTTGAAGTTTTTTTCACGTATGGTTCACCTTTATTTGTATCCGTATAACTTTTTTTTATGGTTATTTTTGGTAGATCAACTAATCTCTCTTCTTGTACGAGATCTTCCGTTATGGTATAATCATCTTTTACTTTTTTTCTAATTCTAAAAAAACCCATATAATATTACTTTAATCTAAATAGTTATAAAAATTAAATAACATCGGATATTTTACTCAAAGAGTCATTAAAATCTTCAATGTGTTTATCGTTATTAAATTCATATTCATAACCAAGCTTATACTTTTTATTAAACTCGCTTAACCTTTTTCTATAAGACGACATTTTATTTAAAAAATATTTTAAACCAAGTCGTTTGTAGTGTAGGAGTAAAAAATTATTTTCGAATAGTTTAACCTTAGGGCCTCTTGGTGCAGCGACATGGCAACCACCATTATAATTTATTTCTGTTATATCCTTTGTTTTAAACATAACCATCTTATCAAAAAGATTGTTTTTATAACCAGTTTTAACAAGATTAGTTAACTTATCATTATAGTTAAACTCAAACTCATTTACAATCATATCATAACCAGTTGGTTTAATGAGGGTGGCATCGCTTTCGTAAAAATCAATAATTGATTTCTTTAAATCATCACTGTATAAAAATTCATCCATATCACATACAATGACAATATCAGCCTTACCTATTGAGTTTTTCCATGCGTTATTTTTTATTTGTAGGTAAGCATCATCTCTAATCTGGTCATTTGTATCATAAGGTATAATCGTGACTTTAGGGTGTTTTTTTAAAATCTTTGTACCGTTATCATTTGACTTATTATCATAAACAAATATGTTGGAAACCAAATTCTCATAGTGATTTAAAAAATACGGTATAATCTTTTCCTCGTTCCAGCAAAGGACATGCATGTCTATTTTAGGTAGGTCTTTATCGAAGATGATATGACTGTTTTCTTTATTTAAACAAATTGGTAATTTATCAGAATAAATTGACTCAAATTTAGTTTTATTTTCAGCCCATTGTTGGTTAACAGCACCAACTGATTTATGTAGTATTAGGATGTTTGAGATTAAACCTATTTTTACATTATCTAAATGATTTTTAAAACAAAAAGACAAATCGTAAAAATGAAACCCGTTAAATTTTTCATCAAATTTATGTTTTATGATATTTTTGTTAACAGCAATAAATAAACCGTCAACAACAACCATCTCTTTTAAATCATTACCATAATTTTGTGAATACTTATTTGTCCAAACTTTAGTACCATCAGTATGTTTAACAGTACCATGCATCGCATTTTTGATCTCCCACCACATACCACTAATCATATGGTTTGTACCAGCAACACCAAGAATACCATATTCTGGATTTTTGGTGAAAGCTTTTAATAATTTCTCACCCCAATTTTTTGTCTCAAATAAGATATCATCATGACAAAAAACAACAATGTCGCTTGATGCCTCTGATAAACCCTTATTATATATCTCAGTTAAAGAATATTCACCATTATTCTCATAAGGTAAAACCTCAACACCTTTATACATGCATGTTTTTTTAACATGATCAATAAAGTTTTCGTCTATTTTTCTGGTTGAGAATACAACACTAATTTTATAGTCCATCATCTTCTTCCTCTACGATTAAACTCCTTTCAAGATTATCGCTTTTGTATTTTAAAACAGGTATGATACCTTTTATTGTTTGGATATACGTGAATAGTTGATTAACCTCATCAAGTTCACGCTCAAGAAATGTGGCTAGTTTATAATCCTCTGAATTTAATGGGTAAACAAAAGCATACAAAACTTTATCACCAACCTGTATTCTTTTACCAGACCAAACAGTTTTATATTCTATTTGATTTAATATATCAGGTGTGATTGATTTATACGCTTTTATTTGATCTTTAAATACTATCATTAATTAATACCTGTTGAACCGAATCCACCAGCACCTCTATCACTACTTGATAGTGTATTCGTTTTTATAAATTTTGTTTTTCCCATTGTTTGTACAGCTGAAATAACACCTTGTGCAATTCTATCCCCTTTATGTACATAAAAAGGTGTTGATTTATCTGAATTATACAATATAACACCAACCTCACCCCTATAACCAGAATCAACAGTACCAGGGCTATTTAAAACCATAATACCATTTTTTAAAGCCAACCCACTTCTAGATCTAACTTGTAGCTCATAGCCTAAAGGTATTTCAAAATATAAACCAGTTGGAATTAAAGCCCTGTGACCAGGCTCAATTTCGATTGTTTTGTTTATATTAGCTCTTATGTCAAAACCACTATCACCTTCTTTTTCATAAGTTGGATCTGGGTTATCCGATTTATTTATAAAAGAAACTTTTAGTTTAATTAACATTGTTTCTGGATCGTAATCCCAATCACCCATCAGGTGTTGGGTTTGTTTTAGAATACTATCCAATTCGTTTTTTGTTTCATCATCAAAAAACTCACCCATGTCTAAATTTTCTAATTTATTGTTCATATTATATTAATGTTTTATAAATTTCAGCCCTCAATTTGGTTACATAGTTGATATTGTATTTATCTTTAACAGACTCATATAATTTTTCACCAAGATCTTTAACGAGATTTGGGTTATCAATCAATCTCTTAATGTGTTGGCTCCATTGTTTGTGGTTTTTACTCGGTTCAACTAGTAAAGAATTACCGTTGTCATTAAAACCACCACCCTTTTCTATTGCAGAAACTAAATCAATTGTATATGGTCCATAATTCTGTGCAATTATAGCTTTTTTATGGAATCCAGCTTCAATAACTTTCAATTGTGACTTATAAAGGTTGAATGGGCTATCATTTAAAGGTGCTAATGCCACATCAAATTCATTATAGCCCTTTGCGTATGTGTCAATAGACTTAGTCCAAATTCTTCTATACGGCATATACTTATCATCATAATTCAATGTTTGATCAAATTTTAATAAATGTTTAATATACTCCTGATCTTTGATTGTTTTAAAATGATCCGTCAAAAAGACTTCATACATAAACCAGGTTGTTTCAACTGGTTGCATATCTCTTTCCATTACCTGACCAGTTTCTGGGTGTATGGCTTTAACTTTACCCCTTGTATCGTATCCACATAAAACAATTTGCATTTTATCCCCATATTCATTTGATTTTTGGGGTACGCCTTTTAATAATTCAATATCTTTTATGTGCGATGAACCACCAAGCCAGCCGAATCTAAGTCGATTTGATTCACTTGGCTGTGGTTTAAATTGAGTTTCATTAGGGTTTATGGCATTTGCTAAAACAACACAGTTTTTGTTATACCTAAGTACTTCTTTTTGTAACAAGTGCGTAGATACTGTTACCAAATTAGCTTCTTTTATGATAGAAATTGTGTGGAATGGGATATCATTCTTTTTAGAAGTTTGATAAAGACCATGTGATGGGTCTAAATTCCAATGGTCATCTAAGTCAATGATAACTTTACCACCAAATGATTTAATTTTTTTAACAATCTCGACACCCTGTAAGTAATTTCCACCAGGTGCTCTATGAAAGAAGAATAACTGAAATTTTTTCAAATAGTTATCATCGTTAAAATTAACATTTTCGTTAATCTCAACAAAGAAATCCTCTGGATTGTTATTCTGTAAGGTTACGTGAGGATCCACGCATCTATATTTACCTGAACCAGCTCGGTCATTTGGTTGTACCAGTATATTAATTTTGCTCATAAATTCAATATGTTTCCATAATAATAGGAAAAATAAGGGAAAAATCAAAACATATTATGAAATTTATTTCGGTACAACAACGCCTCTTCTACTAACAACATCAGACGCTTTGGTGTTAGCAAAATATATGGCTGTCTTAATATCTTTAGTTTCATGGTATTTTAAAATAAATGAAGCTGTAAAGGTATCACCAGCCCCACTAACATCAATAGTATCTCTTGGCATTGGGGATGGGTAAACGTTACCCTTATATTCAGCACCCTTTTTACCCAAAGTAGTTATAATATTTAAATCGGCAATTAAACCGTCTTTTTGTTGTAATCTTTCGCTTTTATTTAATTTAATAAAAGTAAAATCTTTAAATATTGGTAACATAACTCTCTTACTATCAAGTATTGAGCACGATGAGTAATGTCCAATACTGCTTAAAATTTCATTTGTTAAAAAACCTTTATTGTAATCACTAACAATCACAATATCAGCTAATAATAACTCATCAATTAACTCCTGGGTTAATTGTAGTGGGTTTACGTCATTCTCACCTTCATCAACACGAATAATCATTTGATTACTTTGCTCGTCAACATACCTTGTTTTAACGATCTTAGTATCCTGATGAATAAATGTGATATCACATTCTTTTCTAAGCGCTTTAATATTTTCAACAACATTACCAGCCATCCCAGGATTTTTTGTTGTTTTATAAGGGTTTAATATTGGTACTGGTGCCTCTGGGCATAATCTGGTAACACTACCATATATAAATTTATCAGTACAATTTTCTCCAATAACTACAATCTTTATCTTATCCATATCACAAATATACAAAAAAAATGGGGAATGTCAAATTCCCCATCATTAGTTTTTTGTTAAAATTTTTAACAATTAATTTTCATTGATGATCTCATCAAATTTACCTTCTTTAGCCGCCTCAACAAAGTCAGCAAATTGGTTTTTAGTCCATGTTGTTATACCTTCTGGGCCTTCTTTGTCACCTAATACAATTGCATTTTCTTGTACTTCAATAACTGGGCAACATTTGTTTTTACAAAATTTAACTACGTTACTCATCTTATTTTTTGTTTTTTTCTACAATTGACCAGATACCACCGATCAAAGTTATTGTTGCACCAACAAGCTCTTGTGATAAAGCTTCGTTGGCTAAACCATTAGCGATTAAAATACCACCAACAAATGTTAATACGTGACGTACAACACCTAATAATTGTTCTTTTTTCATAGTTTTTACTTTTTATTTGTTTTATTATTACTTTCTTTTAAAACATTTAATTTACCACCAAATATTTTATCTCCTATTTTAATTTGAAAATTTTCGTCAATACTGGTTTTTTTAGCTTGTTCTTCAAGAACCGTCTCAACAGTTTTTTTAATGATATATTCGATTAATTCTCTATCCATTGTAACCGCTTGATTTTGTGGTGCCTGCGGAGTATGTCTTGGTTGAGCCATTTCTTCAATTTGTTTCATTTTAGGTTGTGTTTTAGCCACATGTTCCATTAAACTATCCATTCCAACTGGAACCGTTGGGTCAACAATTGGGTTTTCCATAAACGATTGTAGTATTTCTTTTGGCATTTTTGATGTTGCTAAATTTCTCATAGTGTTTTTGGGTACGTTACCAGCGGCATTTCTTGTTCTAGCCGCAACTTGTTCTTCTGATAAATACTCTGGTTCACGTTCCTCATAATTATCAGAGTACATTTCTCTGTTCATAGATGACACACCTCTATCCTGAGCCATTCTACCACCTGTATTGGCTTCAACTTTTTCCATTACCATTCTAGCTTTAGCAATTCCTTGTGCTAATAAAGCCGCTTTATCTTGATTATCCATATATATTATAAATCCATTTTAAGAATCCAGAACTATGTTCAGTTATTGGCTCCTCATCATTTGGGGTCTCTGGGACATTTTGTCCTTGAGGTTGTCCTTGTGGTTGAGGTTCAACTGGCTTTTCTTCTGGTTTATTTTCTGGTCTTTTTTTGTTTATATCTATTTTAATTTCTGGTTTATCATTAACCATTTTTTTATCTCCGCTTAGGTTGAATCCAGACCCGTCTGGTTTATCAAAATAACCATACTTACTTAATATAGCTGCCTTGTCATCGCCACCTAAAAGCGTTATATTATTCATTTCATCCACTAAAAATGTCTTCCATGCTCTATTATTGGTATTGCTAGCCCCGCTTTTTTGGTACGCCCTTAACATCCATCTGTTACCATCACCCTTGCTTTTACCTAAATCGGTTGGTTGGGCAAATCTCCAGTTTTGTTTGGTGTACTTTTTATTTTTAGGGTCGCTAACTTTGATACCTCTATACCAAAATGAAATTTCTACCTTATTTTCAATCGCTTGACGTAATAAGGACAACTTTTCATTTTCGTTTTGTTCAATAATAAGCATAAATGGAAAAAATTAAACTACAGATGAATCTGGATATGTGTTACTATCTTTATAATTATTAACAGCAATTAACTTTGATCTTTCTTCAACATCAGTAGTGTTACCGATATCACCTTTACCTTTAGCGTCACCACTAAGTGCGTTAGGGTTTGTTGCGCTATACTCAAAAGCGTTTGGTTTATATTCGTTAACGGGTATTAATTTACCCTCTCTTTCTTCAAAAGCAATTTGTCTTAATTGCTCTGATGCTGGTACTTTTAAAATATTGTCAGCCATGATTAAATTTTATTTATTAAATTTTTTATTCTATTAATATCTTCTAATAATGCACTATTAAACATTATATCTGGGGTATCCATAATTCTATCATCCAAACTGGTATCAAAATCATTACCTTCGGAATCTTTTCTATATTGACCTTTCATACCAGCGTTTGTTCTCGCAACTTTACTACCCTCAACTCTTTCTTTTTCTCTTTTTATAAGATCCTGAACCCAAACATTTAACACATCGCCACCATTTAAAGCGTATTCAATTGGGTTAACCTCATCCTTATTTACATTATCAAAATATGATTTGATCATAGCTAAATTAACATAAGGCTGGTTTGGGTTATTCACCAAAAAATTAGCTCTTTTGTAACCTTTAACCGTTTTATGATCTTTAAATTTTTCTAATGTATTTTTAATATGAATTAAAATCTCATCTGGTATATCATAAGACATACCGATAAGTTTTGAGTTTACTTCATATAATTTTGAATTCTTACCCATTTTTTAATGAATTTTCAAAATAAGATAATAATATCTTTTTCTCACCCTCGCTTAAATTTTCTTTAAAAAATTCTAGTATTTTATCGAATTTATCGAAAAGTAATTTTTCTTTATCTTTGATTTCTTCGATAGTTGTTGGCATATCTTTAGATATAAGATAGTCACTATCTTTTTTCTTGGAAAGAAGATCTTCAAGCATTTTAAATGCTTTTTCTTTCGCAATCTCTTTTAATTTATCTTTTGGATCAATAACTGGTTTAACATCTTTTCTTGGCTTTACTTCAGTAAAGTAATCCTCAAAAGTATGTTCCATACCCTTTTTTTCTAAAAACTCATAGAATTTTTTAGGGTTTTCTTTACACAAATCAGCCTCATTATTAAAAGGTAAGACAGACTCACCATAGTATCTTCTATAATTTTGGAAGACGAATGGTTGTCTGGTCATTAAAATTGTAGCATCAGTTGTTTTTTTAGTGGTGTTAACATAATCAATATGTCTTTTATCACCAGTAATTATATCCCCATCTGCGTCAATAAATTCGTTTATGTCTTTATTAGTTTCCATCCAATATTTTACTATAAATATCGGTGATTTGGGTAATATTTCAACTAAACTGTAAATTCTTCATCTAAACCAGGTATTTTGAATGTTATTTCGTCAGAAAACCAATAGTCTGATTCATAATCCATTTTAGCCCAGAATTCTTTTTCCATTTGGGACGGTGTAAAAAATTCTTCCAAAGTATCCTGATCTTCAATATCTGTTGGTTGATCATTCACTAATTCTAACTCAGATTTTAAGAACATTGTTCTTTCACCAGATTTTTTAATTAGGATTTTATCTCTAACTTCAAGTGGGAAAGCAACTAACAAAGGCTCAACTTTTTTATTTAAAGCTTCCAAATATTTTGGTACATTGTATTCACCAATATAATCTGGTTGGTTTTCGATAATGTCATTCGGTACTAATGTAGCATACATTTCACCGTTTTTATCTTCCTGGGCATCTCCGTGTGATTTAGTTTTACCGTTATTAACGTAATAAATTGTATCACCAAGGTTAACATCTAGGTTATGTTTAATAGCTAATTCCATGTGGGCTTGTTTAGCCAATTGTTTACCGTTTTTATCACCACCACGATTTATGTAAGCGTTTATTGATTTCTTAACCCTAGATTTTGTGGCGATTTTAGATAACGGTATTTGCTTATTACACACCTTTTCAGCATATTCATAGTAATATTGTACGAAATCGTAACCATGTCCATTTAATAACATTTTCATACCCTTACCTAAAAATTCTTCGATATAAACGGGCATAGCTTTTGATTTAATACTGTTACCAGTTAAACTGATCGTTCCATCATCTTCTAATAAAGCGTAGTTTTTTCTTGATAAGTTTATGGTTGCTGGCCAAATACCATCCAAACCAAGACCCATTTCACCACGCATGTACGTATCATTAAATTCAGCCACAACAGCTTTGACACCTTTATATTCTTTACCAGCCTCAACCTCATCATTAAAACCTTTACCTACATAAGTAAATGGTTCACCATTCTTAGGGGCCATGAAGTTCACACCATCCGTATCAAGTACCAAGGGTGTGTAACCTCGTTTAAGGAAAAATGTGACCATGAGTCTAAGGTATTGCCTTGCCGTACATGTAATACGTTCGCTGACATCAATCTCAGCCCATTGGAAAGCCATAGGTGCTCCCAAGGCACCGAACATTGAGTTAATGAAGATCTTAAGTGGTAACTGCTTACGTTTGTATTTGTCAGCTAACTGATAGTTACCTTCTTTTTTGTATTTACTAGCCAAATTTTTGGCTTTAAAACGTTCAGTGTGGAAATACTTTAACATCGATTTCATCGCACCGTTAACATCAACAGCTGGGAATACATCATGGGCCAACTGAATAGCTGGGTAAAGTGAATTGTAGTCCATCTTTCTTAAAGTCGTTGAGTAACCGACCTTAAACAATCTCGATAAACCACCAGTGTAATCTCTTTTAACATCAGATACTGGTATGGCCAAATCATTTTCAAATGAATATGTCATCATCAGTAGTTTCCACAAACCAGCGGTACCCATAGTTGATACCCTTTGGTATGTTGTTGGTACTAATTTAGCCAACAAGAATGATGATTGATTATAAACATCGTCAACTTCCATGGTCTCCCATAAGTCATCAATCAGGTAACGCTCAACGATGTATCTACCATCAACCTCTTGAAATGTATTAATATATTCACGTAATGCACGTAATAAACCAACTAGGTATTTGAATGTTTTTGGTGCTCGCATATCTAATTGAGCCAAACCTGTACCAATACCCATTTTAGGGAAGACAATTGTTTTACCCTGTTTAATCTTTTCGATTATTTGATTAACATCGGCATCGATATGTTTTTTAATATCCTCAAAATCTTTGTCATTAAAATAAGACTCTGGGTTTGATTCTGGTGTATGTTTAGTTACAATACCAATAACATTTGGTTCACCACGCATTTCTTTAGCCTGGCCACCAAGTCCCTGTCTTATCATGTTATCACCAAAAACAAAAACTTTATCTGGATTAGCTTGGATATCTTCTCTGCGAATGTAATCCATAAACTCTAAAGCGGGTTTTGTTTTAGCGTATGCGCCCGTTCTATCATCAAAATAAAACTTGCTTTCAGAATACCAAGTATCACCGATTTTATCGCCAACAATGTAAACACGATTCTTTTTAGCGATCTTGTTGTACTTACAAACATACTTCAAACCAACAGATTTCATACTAGAATCGATAGCTTGGGCACGTCTAGCGGAGTGGATAATGTCAATCACACTGTAACCGAACATATTAGTTTGGGTGTAGTTTTCAACCTCATTACCCAATTTTAACATGCTATCTTTGTTGTTGATTAATTCACCAACTTTTAGTGTTATAGCAATATCCTGAATATTTAACCCGAGAATTTCACATCTTTTAAAGAAGAATGGCCAGTCAAAGTTTGCACTATTATATCCAGCAATAATTGTTGGTTTAATCTCATTGATTTTCTCAAAGAATTTTATAATACCTTGTCTTTCAGACTCATCATTATCTTCAATGGGTATGATTTCTCTAACACCTAAGTTAGTGTAGATACCAATTAAAAAAATACGGTTGATTGCTGGATCTAAACCTGTTGTCTCTAAGTCAAATATGAATTTGTGGATTTCATCATACTCCTCAAACCCTTTAAATAATCTTTTACCAGTGTGTATAAAATACTGCTCAACAGGTGATAACATCAAAAAATGTGATTTAATATCATGTCTAGTATCATAGACAAAAATACCACCCTCTCTAAAGAACTCTAACATTCTTTTTTGACCCTGGTTACAAGTTACCAAATATTTATAACCATCAATTAATTTAGGGTGATCCCCACCTAAAGATTTGATTTCAATGCCGTATCTTTGTCTAGCGGCTTTGATTTTTGAATCACTATTTCCGTAAAAATTAACTATTTCCTTAATCTTGTTAAGGTTTTTAATCCACATAAAAGCCAACAGAGGCTCTGTTTCAACATAATTACCCCTCTCTGGGTCCTGTTTAATCTTATGGATCAGATTAGTTTCGGCATCATACTCAACATTCACGATGTATTTTTCATCATCGTGCCCATTTAAAAACTTTTCTATCTCTTCAAGGGAAATCTTGTATTCGGCCATATTTTATTATTTTGGCACAAATATAAGTATAAAAACGGTAAAAGCAAAAAAAAAAATTAAATAACGTCTGTTTTTACAAAAGAATCGAGAATATGAATATATAGTTCCTCTTGAATTGGTGCGATTAATTCACCGTAAACTTGGGTTGGATTAGCTAAATCAAATAGCGTTAATTTAAACTCACCCAGAAAAATTCCAGGTTTATCCGTATCATCTTTGGTAAATTGGTACGTTATGATGTAGTGTTTATAACCATTTTCATCACATGGGTTTTCAAGCGCAATTGTCGCTGCTTTATTAGCAACTTTATATATACCCGTTTTTTCGTCTTTCATCGCAAATGTTGCGACACAATTTTCGATTAATTCCTCGAAACGTCTAAAATCATTGCGTCCATCTCTGAAAACTTTCATTTTCAAAATAGGTAATGTTGCGTTTTGTCTTATACTAAATACCATTAGAATCTATTTTTTATAAATATCTGTCTACCACCTTTTATTATTGGTAAATTATATAAACTAGCTATATTTAAAACATTTTTTTTGATTTCAACCGTATACAAAGGTACACAATACATCTTAATAGATTTCACCCCACCTAAAAATGTACCAGCAAAAAATCTTTCTAAAACAGTACCCATAACTTTTGTTTTATCAAATACCACAGTGTCGATCAAACTTTGGGTTCCACCACCAAATGAAATGTTAAATGGAACACCCTCTTGATATTTAGCTTCGGTATCTAATTCATGAGGTATAACCTCAACAAAATTACGATTTCTAAAAACTAAAAACCCGTTAAGATAAATTGAGAACGTACCTTTTTTATAATCACCGTATTTTAACTGGCAATTATTTCCATACGCAAAATCTCTTTCAAATACACCAGTTATATTTAAAAACTTATTTTCGGTTACATCAATTACTGGGTTTTTGGTGTAACATTCTTCTATAGTAAAATACTTTGTAACGATTAATGCTCTTGTATAATTAACGCAGTCATCGGTTGGATCCATAATGAATGAATTATTTGTTATACCGCTAACTTCTTGTGTTACACCAGTATAGCAAATATCGGTTGGGTATATTGTTCTATACCCAATTCTACCGTCATTTGTAACTCTAATACCAAAAGCGTTATATGTTAAATCACTATATTCTTGATGATACTGTAGTGGTTGTGAGTCAACTGTATAATTTCTACCAGTATACATTAAACCATTATAGTAATTAAAATAACCGACATAATTTGTTAAACCATCCAAACTTATTAAATTATTATATGTAAATAGGTTTTGTGTGTTTAGTGGCACAACATTGTAGTTATCCTCAAATCTTTGTATTTCAACATCAGTTTTGTCGGCAAATTTATTTTCAGCTCTAGTACCTAAATAAAAAACAAAACCACTGTTATTTGGGTATGTGTCATTTAACGTTAAACAAACACCAGAAGACCCAGAAGATCCGAATGATCCTGAGGAACCTGATGTTCCAGAGGTACCGTTAGATCCTGAAGACCCAGATGTTCCAGAGGTGCCACTAGTTCCAGTTGAACCTGTTAAATCCATTGGAAAATGAACAACCATATCAACGGTCCAACCCATTTTAGCTCTAGCTGGATACCATTCAACATTTTCACCAAAAATTTTATAAAAACCTTGATAAAAACCACCATTTAATTTGTTATAATAAACACCATTATCAACCCTTAAATGATCAATTTCATAACAATAATTACCACTGTAACCAGATATTTCGTGAAAACAAAATGTATCACCTGTTTCAATAACATAAACTAGGTCCTTATCAACATTAACAACAACATTTTCATTAACCGTGTAACCGATGGTGTCCCCAGTGAAATTGTTTATATTAGATACCTCACCGTTGTTTATGAAAAAATTATCATAACCGTTTAAAGTTATATTCTCGAGTTCAATCTCTTCTGATTGTGATATTCCAGTTGTTGAGCAAAGACCTGCTGTAACGTTAATATCAATTAAATAACATTCGCTATAATCACGATAGAAATCACGGCAATCATTTGTTACGATTAAATCGAAATATTCACTTTTATCTAGGGCTGTATAAAACATTATATAACTTTAATTGGTTTTTGGAAAGCTCTGTATCTAAGAGCTTTATTAATTTCTTCAGCTTCGGTAGACATTCTTTTTAAAATCTCTAATGGATTTAATTTGAACATTCTATCCTCTAATTCTTTTTTAAGTGTAACCATTTCATCTTTACCTTCTGATAAAAGTGATTGGTATTCAATTTCCATATTTGCATCTGGAACTGGTATTTTACCACCAAAAGTACCTCTTACTCTACCTAAAGTTTCTTTACATAACGCAATAAAATATCTTCTAATCCAAACTTTAGCTGGGTCATTTAAATCATCAAATGAAATATCATCCAAAGGAACATCGGCTGGTGATTTAATAATATCTTTATTTTTAGCTAAACAATCATCTTTTATCAATGGATTGATATCATAATACCAATACCAACATTTACCTTGTTCAACCATGGCACCCCTAAAATCAAATCTACCACCAGGTGTGTTCATTAAATGAAGATATTTTTTACCATCTGGTGCGTTTGTAATTTTATAAATTAACTCAGAACGAATCATTCTGTTCTTAAGATTTCTGTCAGTCGTTCTCATTAAAATATCAAAGGCTGGCAGAATATAATAACTACCCAATCCCATGTATTCGGCACCAAATTGATTATTCCAAACACCTAAAAATGGGTCAATAACAGATTGGTCTAATGAGGCTGGGGTAAACCATAAAACTTCGTTGATCTCTCTATTAGCTGGGATTTCATACATTTGTTGACCTTTAACTAACTCAACATAGTCTTTTTTAAGAACATAACCACCCTCACCAGCACCCAAACCAACTATTTTCGAATACGAATATGTGTATTGTGTAACCAAATCAAAAGTTCTATAAATAAAAGCTCTTGTTAAATCAGCCTCGCTAACATTCAAACCAATTAAACTTGGCCATTGATGTTCAATCAACCAGTTATTGATAAACTCAACATAATCTTCTGTAGCGATTTCAAGAAGTGAGTCCATTTGCTCATCCTCTAACTGAATCTTTCTAATAGGGGCCCCAAGCCTGTGTTTGGCTTGTTTGTATATTTTTTGCTTTTCGATTGGATTTATTCTCATTTTCCTAATATTTATAATAAATACTTTTAAATACGGGAATATTATATGAAAAAGGAATTGAGTTTACAAGAATCGTTAAATAGAATGAAAAATATTATAGGTTTACCTATTAATGAAAGTAATCTATATGAGGATGATTTATTTGAAATTGACTGGGAAGGCGATTTTAGTGATGTTAAAAAAAGTTGTTTACCGTTACCGCAATTAATTGAATACTTAAATGATTTAATTGATAACAGAAATTTATCTACAAAAGACAGAAAAAAATTCCCAACAAGTCTACCATTTATTCACGCAAAAACCAGACTTTTAGGTACAGATAAGGAATATAAAGATGAAACGGTTAAAGGTAATTTTGAAACAGCTGATGTTAACACTTTTATAAAAAGAATGACTGAGCCACCAAATAACGTTGTAAACACTAACGAAAAAATGATAAAAAGCGGTGGTCCCAACGATTTTGTTTATAAGACAGGTTTACCCGCTTTTAGAGGTTTAGCTTATGATATACAAAATAAAAAATTTGTTATTATAAATACATGCCCAGGTGCAGGTACTTGTAGACAAGGTTGTTACGCTTTATCTGGTCAATATATCCAATATCCAGCATCTTATGATAGTATGACCAGAAGATTAAATTATCTTTTAAATTTCCCAAAAGAATATGAAGAAAGACTTTATAAAGAGTTAAAAGATAAATGTATTGAACATAAGGCTCTTAAAGGTTATAAATGGAGAGTTATGTTTAGATGGAACGATTCTGGGGACTTTTTTACGGAAAAATACGTTAGAATGGCCGAGAACGTTATAAATAGATTAAAAGAAGAGGGTTATAATATTATAAGTGCCGCACACACAAAAATAGCTTCAGTTGCCCAAGACTCAGAATTAGATTCAACAAGTTTTTCAGCCGATGCTAATAAAAGAGAATTAAGTAAAATTAACCCAGAAAATCAAAAACTTTCGGTTAGGTTCCCTTCAAGTGAGTTTAAGGATCTTGATTTAGATAGGATTGATGATTTAGAAACTTTAAAAGAAAGGGTTGCTGAGTATTATAATATACCAAATATAGATGATATTTTATCTTATGATGAGATGATGTCAACAAAAGATATGGGTGTTAAAAAATATCATGTAATTATAACGCCAAATGATGGTGATGACGCTCTTTATAGATCAGATGTAAAAAGAATCATCCATACCGAACATTAACGTCTAAGGTGCATAATAACCTCTTTACCAACTGATATTTCCTCTTCAGATGGGTTATCACCCATAATCGTACTAATAATCTTCATTTTACTTTGAAGTGCTTTGTACATGATCATATCCAAAGTATCGGCAAATAACGGATAAATGATGTGAACTTGGTTTTGTTGGCCAATTCTATGTGCTCTATCTTCAGCTTGCATATGGTTTGCTGGTGTCCAGTCTAAATCATTGAATATCACAACACTACTTTCAGTCAAGGTCAAACCAACACCAGCGGCAACAATGTTACCCAAGAAAACGGTGATTTTATCATCAGTTTGAAATTGGTCAACAGCTTGTTGTCTTTTTTCTTTTGAAACAGACCCGTCAATTGTTACAGCTTTTTTACCAAAATGCGCTTGCAATTCTTTAATTGTGTTTGTAAAACAACTAAATATGATAACTTTTTGACCGTTCTCGAGCATTTCCTCAGCCATTTCAATTGTATGAGCGATCTTATCATAAGATAATAATTGTCTAACTTTGATAAGTTTTGTAAGGTGATCCGTAATTGTGGGTTTTTCCCCAGCCGCTTCCATTTCTTCAATCCAAGCCTCATACTCAGCAATATATGCATTGTAACTCGTTGAAAATTCTAATGGGAGATACACAGGTTTAATAGTCTTTTGCGGTAAATCAATAGAATCGTTTTTAGTCCTTCTAAGGATAACATCAGATGAAAAATCTTTTAATTCTTCAAGATTTGAAGATCCAGAACAAACCCAATACTTTTGTTTGGTACCTTTACGATTAAACTGTCTACCAGCACAATATCTTTTAACGTAACCAACCCAGTTAGCTGCAACAGGTGAATCACACAAATACAGAAGATTATAAAAATCAATTGGTTTATTTGTGATCGGTGTACCTGTTAATAACCATCTTACTGGTATTTTCATCGCAAAATCATTAAAGATTTTTGTTCTGTTAGATGAAGCGTTTTTAAGGTAGTGAGCCTCATCAGCAATAACTAAATCAAACTTATGGTAATCGATTGGTGATACTGGTAGATCCGCTGTTTTGACACCACGTCTAGGTAAATGGTGAAAATTTTTAAGAATGTCGTAGTTTACAATAGTCCATTTCTTTACGGTAAGATTGCTTCCGTCAACAACACTGATATTATCAGGTGAGTCGTAATTTGAGATCTCAATCTTCCAGTTAAGTTTAAGAGATGCTGGGCAAACAACTAATATCTTTTTGAATTGTCCTTCCATAGCCGCAATAATAGCGGATGTTGTTTTACCAAGACCCATCTCATCGGCCAGGATAAATTTATCGTTTGTCAATAATTTTTTAATCGCTGTTATTTGATGTGGTTTTGGATCCCTTTCATATTTTGTTGGGTCAATTTCTGGTTCTGGTCGACTAACCTTTACACACTCTTTTGAAATATAAAAAGTGTAATATTTGTCACAACCCTCTTCAAAACAGCCAAATACGTGTAAAAAATTTTCTTTTCTACTGAGTAATTTATTGATAAAAATCTTATCTGGGATAAAATCTAATTTTAATTGTTCAGCGATAAAAGGTCTACAAGATTTACTAATATCAAATAATTTATTAACAACAACTGGTTCTACAGCGCCATTCCTTATGATATAATCACTTTGATTCTTTGTTGGTATAAAACTTTTACTTGTGAAGTAGGTGTTTTGTATACCTAATATGTAATCGTTAGACCCCTTATATGTTTTTAATATATCCAGTGCTCTCTTTTCTATTGGTAACTGCATTCAATCCCTTTTCCTTTAATTTATTATTATTCAATAATAATAAATTTTTGGGACAAAGTCAATTCATTAATAAATCAAAGTATTTATATATAAACGGTAATGGAAAGAAAAACTAGAATACCAAACACAAGGTTGAATAGGTTTTATGACGAAGAAGATTTTCAACTCGAACTTGATATGGCTACTGAGCTAATCGAGGGTGATATGAACTTTACTGTTGTTTTATTTAGAGTTGATAGAGTTAACACTCAAATGGATGATGTTTACGGTGAAAGTAATGTAAACGATATCAGATTTTTATCACCAGTTGAGTTAAAAGTTATTCTTAACCTTGAAAACGGTGAGAACAAATCTTATTCACCAAATGGTAATTTAAGGTACCAAGATTATGGTAATCTTGAGTTTACGGTTTTACAAAAACAACTAAATGAAAAAAACACTGAAATAAGTTATGGTGATATTGTTGGTTATTCAGATAGAGAAAACAATATGAAATATTTCACAGTTTTTGATGACGATACCATAAACACAGATAATGCAAGTAGCCAATTCGGTTATTCTGGTTATTTCAGAAGAATAAAATGTACTAATGTTGACCCTAACGTATTTAAAGGGATGTAATTATGGCTTTACCAGGTTCATTTAAAAAGAAAATAAATATCACGCAACAACGTGCTAACATTGAGTATCCATACTCTATGCAAAGCGGTGCGGCTGAAAATATGAAAGATATGATCATTAATAATGATACGTATCTTCCTAAAGGTGTTATGCATATTGACTTAGATAGGGGTTTTAAAGACTTTGTAACCAATAACCTATCAATAAGTCTTGACGGTGAAAAAGTACCTGTTTTTATGATGGGTATACAAAAATGGAACGAGTTTTCTCAAACCTGGAAATTTTCAGATGAATATAAAAATCTTAAAATACCTTTTATAAACATTGTTAGGAATCCAGACACAAAATACGGTACAAACCCTTCTTTGATTTATAACATACCAACTGGTAAACATTACACATATGCGGAAGTCCCAACTTGGGATGGTAATAAAATGGGTGTTGATGTTTATAAAATACCTCAACCAATACCTGTTGATATAACTTACGATGTTAGAATTTTTTCTTATAGACAACAAGAGCTTAATAAGTTTAACGCCACGGTTTTAAAGAATTTTCAAAGCAGACAAGCTTATACTGTGGTTAATGGACATTATATTCCAATTGTTTTAGAAGATTCTTCAGATGAAAGTCAAGTGACTGATCTTAATAATAAAAGGTTTTACGTGCAATTGTACAATTTTAATTTGCAAGGGTTTATATCGGATCCAGAAGATTATATTGTGACACCAGCGATTAGCAGAACTTTTACAATAACTGAAAATATTTAAAAATAAAGAAAGAATTTTAAAAATGAACGGATATTATGGTTTTTTGGTAAAAAATCTGATATTTATGAATAAGATAAAATTAAATAAATAAAATTAACTAAATATGGCAAACAAAGTTTATGCATCTCCAGGTGTCTACACAACCGAAAAAGATTTAACATTCACAACTGAAACAGTTGGTGTTACAACATTAGGTGTAGTGGGTGAAACCTTAAAGGGTCCAGCGTTCCAACCAATATTCATCAGAAATTTCGATGAATTTAAGACTACTTTTGGTGGTACTAATCCAGAAAAATTTAAAAATACACAAATCGTTAAGTACGAATTACCGTACATAGCAAAGCAGTATTTAACGCAATCAAACCAATTGTATGTTACAAGACTTTTAGGTTTATCTGGCTATGAGGCGGGTATGGCTTGGGTTATTAAGACATTGGGTGCATGCGATGAGTCAACTTTATCCCACACTGGTGTTACTCAAACAACAATTAATTTCAAAGTTGATACTAATAACAATGATTTCTATGTTACTGGTGGTTCTGGTAATACGGATTTGATTGATTATATCGCAAACTTAACTGGTGTTGCCGCAACTGATTTTGATACAGTATTTAATCAATTCTTTACAACAATTGGTGGTTTTAACAACGCTGATTTCTACGCTGGTAACGCTTTATATTGGGGTCTTTTGACAGACGATATGGACACTGATTTAGTGACTGATGCAGCTACAAACGCTTTAACACCAATCTATTTTGACGCATACGAATTACCTTTCACAGTTCCAAATTCTGATAGAGATGCTTATGTGTTAAATAACGAATTAATATACAACACTGCAACTGAAACATATAATGGACCTTCATTTGCTTTATATTGCCACACATTTACATCGGCTGGTGCGCATACACTTAATGGTAAATTAGAGTTATTTACTGTTAATTTAACAGCTGATCCTTTCCAAGATGGTCACAATAAAAACGTTGCTACTGTAAGAAGTAGAGGTACTTACACTTCAGATGTATTAGGTTACAGAGTTAATTCATTGGACATGGTTGCTCCAGCTGGTGTTGTTAGCGACCCTTATTTAGCATTTGACTTAACTGGTACAACAGCTAACCCAACTGGTAGCACATTTACATACACGGTTTCTTTAGATAGCACAAAATCTAACTACATTAAAAAAGTAATCGGTACAACCCCAAGTGATAAAGATTCTCAAATCTTTGTTGAAGAGGTTTACGATAATTCATTAAAATTAGGATGGTTAAGTGGTAAAATTAAAGGTTTATATAGTGAATTAACATCAGTTAATAATTGGGATCACTACAGATTCCAGTACCAATCACCAGTTACACCTTTCTTCGTATCTGAATTAAGAGGTGGTTTACCACAAAGATTGTTCAGATTAATTTCAATTTCTGACGGTACAAGTGCAAACACTGAGATTAAAGCTTCAATCGCTAATGTTGACTTATCTAAGAAAACTTTTGATATCTACATTAGATCATTTAGTGATACAGATAGAGCGGTATCAATACTTGAAAGATTTGTTGATTGTACAATGGATGAATCATTAGATAATTTCGTTGGTAGAAAAATCGGTACTATCGATAACAAATACCCACTTAAGAGTTCTTATGTTGTTCTTGAAATGGCTGTAAACGCACCAACTGATGGTGTACCAGCTGGTTTTGAGGGTTACGAATTTAGAACAAATGGTGTTTCTGGTTACACAGCAACAGCTGTTCCTGAAATACCTTATAAATTAAAATACTACGCTCCTGGCGATACAATTTACAACCCACCATTTGCTAACGCAACAGTTTCTAGTGGTGATAGAGTAACTAAAAACTATTTAGGTTTCTCAAACCAATTTGGATTTGACAAAGACCTATTATTGTTTAAAGGTAAAATTAGTATCTTAGGTGATAACGCTTATAACACTGGTGATGACTATTCAACAAAAACAAAAGGTTTCCACATGGACATCAATGCAAGTAGCATTGTTGACTCTGTGACTGGAGAACAAGTTTTTGCGGTTGGTGTTGCTTCATTCGTTGACCCAATTGTGGTTGATGGTACAACAACTCACCCTTATAATAACATGAGAACAAGAAAATTCACAGCTTTATTTGCTGGTGGTTTTGACGGTTGGGATGCTTATAGAGTTAACAGAACAAATACAGATGAATACAAAATCGGTAGAACTGGTTTCGTAGCTGGTACATTCGATACATTCACAAACGTTGAGTACGCTGAGTTGTTTGGTACTTCTGACTACTACGCTACAATGTACGGTATCAGAACATTCCAAAACCCAGAAGAAACCGCTATCAACATCTTAGCAACACCTGGTATTGACGTGTTAAACAACACTGACTTGGTTAGAGATGCAATTGAGGTTGTTGAAGAAAAGAGATTGGATGCAATTTACTTACCAACATTACCTGATATCAAGTTGTTAAACAATAACAACCCTTCGGATACTGAAAATTGGTACTTTGCTGAAGATATCGTTGATGAATTAGAAAACACTGATATTGACTCTAACTACACTGCGGTTTACTACCCTTGGATTCAAATCACAGACACAGACAATAACGCAAACTTATTTATACCACCTACTGCTGAGGTAGTAAGAAACATGGCTTATACTGATAACGTAGCGTTCCCTTGGTTTGCAACTGCTGGTTACAATAGAGGTTTAGTTAAATGTAATAGAGCTCGTATCGTTCTTGATCAAGAAGCAAGAGACATCTTATATCCAGGTAGAATTAACCCATTAGCGACTTATTCAGACGTTGGGGTTGTTATCTGGGGTAACAGAAACTTGCAAGTTAAATCAAGCGCTCTTGATAGACTTAACATCAGAAGATTGTTGTTACAAGCAAGAAGATTGATCATGAGTGTGTCTAAGAGATTGTTATTCGATCCAAACGATACTACAGTTAGAAACCAATTCTTGTCTTTGGTTAACCCAATCTTGGATAACATTAGAAAAGAAAGAGGTTTAACAGACTTTAGAGTTAGCGTTGCGATGGACATTGAAGATAACGATAGAAATACTTTAAAAGGTAAAATCTTTATCAAACCAACACCTACTTTAGAATTCATTGAACTTGAATTTACAGTAACTCCACAAAACGTATCATTTGATAACATATAATAAAACTGGGGGTGCCTTAATAGTACCCCCATATTTTTTACCGTAGGTGGTTTTCCGTCAGCGGTTAAAAAGAAAGTAACAAAGAAAAATAAGTATATAGTACATATATAGAATAGAATATAATTACTATTATATTATAGTACTATAAGAATAGAGTACCTTGGTTAAGACCCTTAACAAAAATAAGATAAAAAACGGCAAAAGTCAAGTATTTTGAAATATTTTTTTAAAAAGGTGTACAAAAGCAAAAACAAAGATATTTATTAATAAACAATAAAACAAAATTAAATAAAGAAAAAATATGGCTAACTTATTAATGAAAATGCCTGTTCCTTACGAACCAAAAAGAAAGAACAGGTTTATTTTAAGATTCCCAAGCTCACTTGGTATTAACGAGTGGTTTGTAATCTCTACGTCAAGACCAAAAATTGCAATAAACGAAGTTGAGATTCCATTCTTAAATACTTCTACATGGGTAGCTGGTAGATTTACTTGGGATGCAATTGATGTTACGTTTAAAGACCCAATTGGTCCTTCAGCTGCACAAGCATTAATGGAATGGGTTCGTTTGCATGCTGAATCAGTAACAGGAAGAATGGGTTATGCTGCTGGTTATAAAAAAGATATTGAATTAGAAATGCTTGATCCAACAGGTGTTGTTGTAGAAAAATGGATCCTTCAAGGTACATTTATGACCAACGTTGACTTTGGATCGTTAGAATACAGCGATGACGAAATCGCAGATATCACCGCAACATTGAGAATGGACCGTTGTATATTGGTTTACTAAGATTTGCAATTACTTTTTACAAAGAGGGGACGCTATGCGACCCCTTTTTTTTTATCCATTAAGCAATTTACTGTGTTTACCAACAAAAGTGTTAATTTTCTCCATTAACACGGTTTTAGTTTCCAACTCATGCTCCCAAATGACCATTAAGGTGTATGCGGGGTCAAATTTGACGATTTTAACCTTGTACTGATCATTCTTTAAGTTTCTTCTTTGGAAGGCGTATTTTGGCTCTGGATTGTGTTTCTTACAACAATGAAAAAAACAACCATGAGTTTCAACCAAAATGTTATGTTCAGTCAATAAAAAATCAAATTCTCGTTTTTTAAAGACAAAATGTTGTTCAAACTTTATGTTCAAACTCGTAAGTATTTCAGCGAAAGATACTTCAAGGTTTGAGGTACCACCCATTTTTTTAAATAATTTCCCAATTTTTCTTTTCTTTTTGGTCATATGTGCGTATTATTATAATAAGTACCGTCAAAAAACGAGTAAACTGTAAATTTTAAAAAAAATACTGTTTACACTATTTAATAATGTACTATAATTAATTTAAATAAATAAAATATGGATAACGGACAACAAGTTTACTTTGAGCCAGCGCATGACGTGATTAGCTTACCTTCAGGTGGTAAATTTTACAAAAACAAAAAAGATACTATCAAGGTTGCTTATATGACAGCGGCTGATGAGAACATTTTAACATCACCAAACTTATTACAAAACGGTAAAGTTTTAGATGTTTTATTGGAAAAAAAGATTTTAGATAAAGACATCAAAGCTGGTCAATTATTACCAGGTGATAGAAATGCTATTATCTTCTTTTTAAGAGCAACAGGATATGGTGAAATTTATCCAGTTGAATTAACTGACCCTAAAACAGGTGAAAAATTTGTTGAGGACATTGATATTAGTCAATTACCAACAAAAGAAAATGCTTTACAACCAGATGAAAATGGTGAATGTTCATTTACACTACCAAAGTGTAAGAAAACAGTTAAGTTTAGATATTTGACATCTGATGAAGATGATAAATTGGTTAAAGAAGACCAAGCCAGAACCAAAAAAATGGGCTCAAACGCAATTAGCCAATTGATGACGCTTAGATTACAAAGTCAAATCACTGAAGTTGATGGTATCAGAGAAAAGGCTGCAATTGCCCAGTTCATTGATACTATGTCACCAATGGATTCTGCTGAATTTAGGAAGCATTTATCAGATAACGAACCAGGTCTTGATTTGACCATCAATGTAGAAGCTCCAAGTGGAGAGTTTTTTTTTGGTGAACTTCCTATTACAGCCAAATTTCTTTGGCCTTACGTATGAGTATAGAAACCAAATGATGTACGAATCGTACATATTGGTTAAGCATGCTAATTTTACTTATTCAGACGTAATGGTTATGCCAGTTTTTGAGAGAAGGAAATTTATTGATATCTTGATGGAAGAAAACGAAAAAATAAAAGAAGCAAGAGAAAGAGAGATGAATAAAGCGAAAGCTGGAAGAAGATAAATAAAACCCACTATCAAGGTGGGTTTTTTGTTTTATTCGATATTTATATTAAAATACGTTTATGAAAAAATATGTTATAACAGAAGCTCAATTGGAAAAGATATTTGAGAATCTTAGTGAGATAAGTTGGCCTTGGAGTAGTAAAGTTAAATTTACAAAACTACCAGATGAGGATATGACTAATGTAAAACCTTTAAGTTTCCAAGAGTTTATAGCAAAATCTGAAGAAGATGCACAAAACGACCCAAATGTCGGTAAGCCTGACATAGAAGCAAATGTTCAAGCGCAAGTTAGTGCCAATAGAGGTAACGCTTATTTAGATAAAGCCGAAGACAACCTATTAAAAATCGCAGGGAAACATTATAGGAATATCAGTTCCTACACATTAATGTATGATAAAAGTGTTTTGGGTGATGGTGAGGATTTAGCTGCAATTATTATCACAATAGCATATTTTGTTGATAAAAAGAAGTACCAGGACGTTAAACTTAAGTATGATAAAAATTTAATACACTTAAATAATAAAAATTTAAGAGCACTTTTATCGGATGATTTTACAAAAACACAAGTGAAAATAAATGTGGACCCAAATAATCCAGATGATATTAGAGTGCATACTTTAAATAACACAATTGTTATACATACAAATAAACAAAAAGTTACAAGAAAAGTAGAGATCAATAATGTATTACCGTCAACAATAGACAAAATTATAGCCTATTTTAATGATAGAAGTAATTTAGATTTTGTTAATAAAGCGTTACCAAAAAAAATAAGAAATATTAGAAAAAGTGGTGGCCAAATAATTGTTACTTATTAATAATGCAAGGAGATATAGCATCAGCAATAGATGAAATGGTTAAAAAGTTGCAAGTTAACACGGCAGCTTCAACCGATTCACAACAAATGATTGAGGGGTACGTACAAGATGTAATTGATGCGTATAACGATGCTATTGCCCAGAAAAAAGAAATGTATAGATGGGATTCTAAGAATGAAGGTTTATACGCTTATTTTAAAAGAATCCAAGCCGAAAAACACAAACTATACAAAGAAAGACAAAAAAGAAAAGAGAATTTAATATTTCTTGAAGATCAAATAAACCTTTTTAAAGAAAAAGAAAACGAGGCGATAAAAGATAATAAAACCGAATTAGGTCAAGAGTTATTTAAAAAGAGGGTACAACTTGAAATTGAAAAAAATATTAAAGATGCAATGGATGACGTTGCTGATTCTGTTCAATCAAGCGCCAAAGGTGGTAACCCATATTTGGCCATAATAATGCTTGTCGCTAAATTAGCGTGGAGTGCTTTAAAAGCTTTATTTAGAGTGGCTTTAAGTATTGTTAAAGTTGCTTTTTCTTTTGCAAAAAATTTACTTGATTTTGAATTTGGGGTTGGTGCTGTTTATGAAAAATTTTTAGAAATGCAAAGATTGGTTGGTCGTGTTGCGGCTGACTCTGGTTTAATTGCGAGTGAATCTAAAAATTTTTTAGATCAGATGCCAACAATAATGAATGAAGTTTTAGATGTTGGTGGTACCATTGAGCAAGTTGGTGAGGCTTACGATGCCTATAATAGATTAACAAATAGAAATAGAGTTTTTAGTGGTACTGAATTTAAATCAATAATTGAGCTTGGTTTAGGTACAGGGCTTGGTGTTGATGCCGCTGGTGAACTTATAGGTAATTTTGAAAACCTTGGATATTCTTTAGACAGAACATTAAAATTCACCGATTTTGTTAGAAAAAAATCAATGGCGGTTTCTCAGAACCAAACAACGATTCTTAAGAAAGCTAGTGAATTGGTTGTTGAATTAACTGGGTTTGGTATTGAGAAGGGTTTAGAAGGTATGACCAAACTAATTATCAAAACTCAAAAAGCTAGAATTGATGTTAAAAAAAGTGTCGGGGCTTTTAAGGATGCTTTCACTGACCCAGAAACAGCAATTGAGGCGGCTGCAACAGCCAGATTACTTGGTGGTAAATTTGCTTTTTATTTCAGCGACCCAATGATGTTGATGGCTAAAAGTATTGAAGATCCTTTACAGTTAACAGCTGATTTAATGGAAGTTGTTAAAGGTAAAGCTTTTAAGGGTAGAAACGGGTTTCAAATATCACCAGCTGATCGTGAATTAATCAGGGAGTTTGCAACGGCAATGAATCAAGATGCTGACGAATTATTTAACGCAGCAATTGAGGACGCTAAATATGAGGATAAAATAGAAGCTTTAAGAAAAAAAGGTATAGCAACATTTGGTTTAAATGATGACCAAAAAGATTTATTGACAAATCTAATGACAATGAATGAAGATGGATCTTATAGTATAAGGTTATCAAATGGGGTTATACAAAATTTATCTGAAACACCAAGTACCTCAGAAATATATGGTATCTTAAATCAAGAAAGAAAAAACGAACAGTCTGCGTTACTTAGAAAAACATTGGCAGAAAGATTATCTATCGTACTTGATAGGTTTTCAATTGGGTTTTCGCAATTTTTTGTTGAATTAAATAACCTTTTTAATAACCATAACACAATTGGTGATCTTGATTCCTTAGCAAAGGATATAACAATTAACATGATTGATTTCATACACCAAGGATTTTCTAACAATGGTTCTTTTCGTAAAGATGTGTTAGCGGGTTTTACTTTTGTAAAAAATATTTTTAGTAAATTATTTGATATATGGAAAGATCCGAATTTAACCATAGGTCAAAAAATTAGTGAGTCTGGTTCTTTAATTTTTTCTTTTTTTAAAGAAGATGTTTTACCATATATAACATATGTTGGTGGTATGGCAATTGAAGGTATAGGTAGTTTAATTAAAAGTGATACGGTTAAAGGTTATGGTTTAAATTTAAAAGCTAAATCCGTTTTATCTGCTGGTGAAAATAGTTTTTTAGCTAAAGAAGCCTTACCAGGTTTAATAAAAGATGTAAAAACATACAATGACAGATATGCTGATGATGAATCTGAAAAAATTAATTTAAGTGATTTAACCAGTTTACAAACAAAAATTGAAGAGGCTAATAAAAAAGTTGTTGAAAATGAAAAAACTTTTAAAGGACTTAATACCGTACCAATACCTAGTTTTATGAATTATGGGCAAAGTTCTTCAAATGCAAGTGTACCGTTTAAAACAGATAATAATTTTGGTTTAAAATTATTTGATCCAAAAACACCTTTTGTTTTTGCAAATGGCCAGATAATGCAAGGTAGAAAAGATGACGCTATTTTATTTTTTGATCAAAAAGCTAATCAAATAGCTACAGCAAAAAAACCAGTTGTTAAATTGAATTTAACTGGTACAATAGATTTAACAAAACATGATTTAGATAATAATGGTGTTAAAGACGCAACGAATATTGTGTCTAAACAAATAATAAACCAAATGGTCTATAATTCATAATAAAATAGAATGTTTAATATTTATAGTTAAGCAATAATAATTAAATTTAACATATGGCGCAAGCAGATTTTTTTAACAATTTGGACGGGGCTTTAAACAAGTTAACGGATGCCAGAAAAAAGGGTATTATAAGCCAAACACAAGAAGAAGACCACATCAATAAGATGTTGTCTATGTATGATGCCATAAACGCTAAAAAAGCTGCTGGTAGAGAGTGGGATTTAAAAACACAATCAATATGGGGTAACTTAAAAAGATTTGCTAAGGAAATGGCTGAAGACGCTGATAACCTTAGAAAAGCTAAGAAAAATCTTAAAAAAACCGAAGATGAGATTGTTAATATGGGTAAAGTCGCTAATGAACTTGAAAAAAGGGGTAACAAAGAAGCAGCTAAGTTGGTTAAAAAGAAAAAAGAGCAACTTGAACTTGAAAAAGAGATACAAGAAGTAAATTACCAAACAGCTAAAGGTTCCGTAAGTGGTTTGGGTAGAGCATTTGATTTATTTGGTAAAGTTGGTGGTACATTAACTAACGTATTTGGTGGTTTATTTAGTTTATTTGGTAGTATTTTAAGTACTGCTTGGGATATTGGTAAAGCAATTTTTAAAATCATCTTCCCGATAGAAAGAGCTTGGAAACTGTTCCTAGAAATGCAAAAAGTTGTAGGTGCCTTATCCGCTGATATTGGTATGACAAGTAAAGAGTATTACCAGTTATTAGATGCGATGCCAACAATATACAACGAAATACTTGAGTATGGTGGTAAAATAGAAGACGTTGGCAAGATCATAAAAGGTTTTAGTGAAGCAACTGGTAAAAACAGAATTTTTAGTACTAAAGAAATTACCGATATTGTTAATCTTGGTAATAGTACTGGATTAGCTGTTGAGGGTGTAACCAAAATGGTTGCTGAATTTGATAATGTTGGGTATTCATTAGGTACAACACTTAAAGTTGCCCAAAAAGGTAGAAATGAGGCTGCTAGATTTAATATTAATCAAACAAAATTATTACAAACAACAACAGATGTTGTTAAAGCTTTAACAGGATCTGGTTTTGGTAGAAGCGTTGAGGGTTTAACAAAACTAGCCGCTAAAGCCGAATCATTAAGATTTAACTTAGCTGAATCAATTAAATCATTTAAAGATGCTTTCTTTAGCCCAGAAAAGGCTGTGGAAGCTGCGGCTAAGATACAAGTTCTTGGCGGTGAGTTTGCACAAATGTTTGGTGACCCGTTCCAATTAATGTACGATTCGATGAACAATGCGGATGGTATGGCCGAAAAATTAATAACTTCAGCAAAAAGTTTAGCCATTAAAAACAAAAATGGTGATTTTATAATACCACCAGCGCAACGTCAAATATTAAGAGAGACCGCTGAAGCACTTGGACAAAACTATGATGATATTGTTAATGCTGGTATAGAGCAAGCTAGAACAGCTGACAAATTAAATAACTTAACAAAAACCACAGGTTCTTTAATTGGTTTTAGTGATGACGACCAACAGGCATTGGCTAATTTAATGACAGTAAACGATAAAGGTCAATATGAAATTAAAATGGCTAACGGTGTTAGCCAATTGGTTAGTAATATAACAAGCCAAGATCAATTAAGACAAATTTTATCACAAAGAACAGCTAATGAAGAAGCCGCAAAACAAAGATTAACACTACAAGATAGATTTAATAATATATTAGAAAGATTTGCAATTGGTTTAACACCTTTATTTACGGAGTTGAATAAACTTTTAGCTGATAGCGGTTTATTGAATGAGATTGAAACCTTAGGTAAAGAAATAGCCGCAACATTAATACCACTTATGAAAGATTTGTTTAGCCCAGGTGGTACATTTAGAACTGGTATGGATTTGTTTTTAGCTGGTTTTAAGGATTTTATAAAGGGTATAAGAGATATCATGGGTGATAAAAACAAAACTTTTTTCCAAAAAATAGGTACGATATTCAATGAAGTGGTGCGTTTTGTTTTAGATGGTGTTATACCGTATGTAAAAATCTTATTTGGTGAAATACTTAAAGCAATGAAAGACGTGCCAACTGTCGGTGAATCTTTATGGAAAGCTGGTATTGCTATGGAAACTAAAGATAAAAAAACAAGGGATATAGCACAAGCAATGGGTATTGATAACAAGGGTGCCTTAACCGAAATAGTTAAGAAAACAAGGGAAGAACAAAACCAAGCTGGGTGGAGTGACGATTTATTAGGTGGTATACTATCTGGTATTGGTGGTGCTGTTGACATTGTTGGTATGACAGCTGCTGATATGGTTGGTTGGACTAGTGCCGCTGATTATTTGGCTGATAGGGCGGTAGCTAATTTTAGCGCTAGTGGGGCACAATTTTCAGATCTTTTTACTGGTGGTAACCAAGCTAAACAAGATTTAATATCAGAAGCATTAAAAGGTAATAACGAAGAATTAAAAAGCATAATAGGTATTGACGCTGTACCACAAGAACTAGGTGCTGAAATATCTGATGCAAGTTTAAAAGTTAATGATTATTTAGCACTATCAAACGGTAAAGCTTTTTCAGCTTCACCTGGATCAGCAATGGCATTAATTTCGGAATTAAACGCTAATAAGTATTCAAATTCTGCCAACTCTAGTGAACAAACAATTACGGTTGTTGTGAATGGTGAGATTGAAGCAAAAACTAAAGACGGTACTCAAAAAATAAATGCAAAAGACTTTTATGATTCAGATCCTGTTATGATGGGTGAGTGGATTAAAAAAACAATGTCACAAAATGGAAACGGTACCGCAAATTATATTGTTGATTTTGGTGTTGCGCCAATATAATTCTTAATAAAAAACGATTTGAATAATATTTATTATATATGAGCTTAAATAGTATATCGGGACAGTTTAGAAATGTTATCCTTAATTTAAATTTACAGGCACCACCTGATGTTGTAACTGGTTTGGTTAACTTAACCAATTCGGTTACGGTTAACGCTTATTTGAGTTCGTTAGGACAAGACGCTGCGATACATTTTCATAATGTACAAAACCCTGGCGATGTTGATACTGATGGTATCCCAGCTAGAATAGCAAACCTTAATAAAACATTAAATACACCAGCTGATATTAACGCTGGTTTACTTGATACAACAACAAGTGCCGCTTACGTGGCTTCTTTGGTTAATAGTAAAGGTCAATTAACCGTAATAAATGATTTTTCAAATGTAAATCCAAGTGATGTGTTAACAGAAGCTGTTGCACCAAGAAATTTGGATTTATCACATACATTAAATACCCCAACGGATATTACCGCTGGTGTAAACGATTTAACGGCTAATGCGACTTTTGCTGCGCAATACCTTTCAGGTAGAGGTTCATTCACAGTTGTAAATGATTTTGTGAATGTTAATCCTGGTGATGTATTAACCGATGCAATTGCCCCAAGGAACTTGGATTTCGCCATGACTCTAAACACACCTACAGATATTACTGCTGGTGTGAACGATTTAACGCCTAACGCAGCATACGCTGCACAATACCTTTCAGGTAAGGGTGCGTTTACCGTAATTAACACATTTGCGAATATAAACCCTGGTGATGTATTAACTGACGCATTAATACCAAGAGCGTTAGATCTTGCAATGAATCTAAATACACCTGCTGATATTACCGCTGGTGTAAACGATTTAACTGCTAACGCTGCTTATGCCGCACAGTACTTAGCTGGTTTAGGTACATTCAGTGTTATTAACACATTTAATGTTGTTAACCCTGGAGATGTATTAACAGATGCTGTAGTTCCTAGAATACAAAACTTTGCACAAACATTAAGTACACCTACGGACATTACTGCTGGTGTAAATGATTTGTCACCCAACGCTTCTTTAGCAGCACAATACCTTTCAGGTAAAGGTACGTTTGTTGCTATCACAACATCACCAAACGTAAACCCTGGTGATGTATTGAGTGAAGCTGTAACACCTAGAACACAAAACTTTGCACAAACATTAAACACCCCAGTTGATATTGCCGCAGGGGTTAATAATTTAAGTGGCGCCTATGCAGCGCAATATTTGGCTGGTAAGGGATCATTTGTTGCGATTGGTACATTACCTAACACAAACCCTGGTAACGTTGTTACAGACTCTGTAATACCAAGAAACTTAAACTTTTCACATACTCTAAACACACCAGCTGATATTACAGCTGGGGTTACTTCATTAAGTGGTGCTTTAGCGGCTCAATATTTGGCTGGTAGAGGTTTAGATAGTGTTATTAATGACTATATAAATGTAAACCCTGGTAATGTTGTTTCAGATGCATTTGCACCAAGAACATTGGATCTTGCGATGAACCTAAACACACCAGCTGATATTACTGCTGGTATTGTTAATTTAACACCTTCAGCTTTAATCGCATCCCAATATTTAGGTGGTAGAGGTTTAGATACAACCATCAATAATTTTAACGTTGTTAACCCTGGTGATGTAATAACACAAGCTGTAACACCAAGGAACTTAAACTTATCAATGACATTAAACACACCAGTAGATGTTTCTGCTGGTCTTACCGCTTTATCACCAAGTGCGTCAATTGCTGCACAGTATTTAGCTGGTAGAGGTACTTTAGCACAAATAAGTACATTTGCAAATCTTAACCCTGGTGATGTTGTTACATTGGCTGGTCCAATAATGATCAGTTTATTTAATAAAAATATGGTTAAGGATCCAAACGATCCTACTGATGCATTCACATTAGCTAACCCAGGTGTTGTTCCAGTTGGTGCGTCCACAATCATAAACGACTTTATTGTACCTAACCAGGCGCAATTATCTAGTTTAACACCAAACTACACAACTAATATAAGTAGTAATAAATATGGTGCTGAAAATGTTGTCGTATATGAAATATTACAAAATTTATTATTAAATCAAACACCAAACACACCACAAAACCCATATCTTACTCAGGACAAATTAAGTAATGCTGACCCAACAGAAATAAGAATGGGTGATTTCTTAAATATACCTACAGCATCAACACCATTGAGTGCTCTATTAGGTGCTGATTTGGATATAGCAAATTTGTTAACCGAACCTACTTTAAAAAATGATACGGTGTTGGCACAAGTAGCGGCATTGCAATTAAAATTCCATTTAAACACAAGGTTATTAGCTAAAACGGCTCAGGAAGTTGCTGGTTTAACAACCATTGATGATATGTTAACAAACCCACTCAAAGTTATTGAGTTCATTAAAGATCCATCATCAATTCTTGAAAGGGGTAATGCTGATATCACAACATTTAAGGGCGGTTTAGGTAAATTAGCTAGCTTTATTTCAGATATTGGTGGTTTAGGTGGTTTAACATCCGCTTTCTTTTCAGATGATTCTGTTACACTAAGACCAACTTGTTTCGGTGATTCAAGAATAGAAGATAAATTAGAGAATAGAGTTATTGATAGATTAGATGAAACGGGTAGAGCTCAAAGATTTTTCTTGTTTTCTAATTTAGGTAATAACAAATATTCACCAGATTATACAAACAAATTAAGTGGTGCTGATAAAAGGTTATTTAAAAGAACAGCTAAAGCCCAAAAAGGTACTGAGGATGTTGTTTTCACTCCATACATTACAGCTGGTAAAAATGTTAGTATATTCTATTTGTTACAAGATAATAATGGTTTACAGGTTAAAGCTAATAGCGAGTTAACAAAGGCTATTAGAATTGGTACGGGAGAAAACGGTGGTGTACCCAACTATTTCGTAGAACCAGGTGTTGAAGATGTTTCAAAATACGGATCAGTTCAAACTTCATTTATTTGGAGAGGTGAGTCAGTTGAAACACGTTGGACAATAGAAGATGGTAAAAATGGTAAACTTAATTGGGATGCTGATCTTGATAACGATATTTTATCCAGAACTTCTGCTGATAGATTTAGAGATTGTTCAATAATGGATGTCACACAAAAATTACTAGAAAGTAGTTATAGTAACCGTGCAATAAGATCCATTGACCAAACAAAAACAAAATTTACCGATGGATACCACTTTTCACCAAAAAGTTCTGGTGTAATTACTCCACTTAGAACCACAAGAAAAAACAAAAAAGATGAGGTTATTGGTTATACTTATTTAGTACCTGGTTTGGATACAGCTGGTAAGAGAGATGATGAGAGAATGTATAATGAGGTTACTCTTTGTAGAGCTTGGACAAAAGCAAAGCCATTCTCGAAAATAACAGATCTTATTAGATGGAAAGAATTAAATAGAAAAGAAAGAAATTCTGTATTGGATAGATACGGAAACTTAAATATACACCCATCAGCACTTAACGTTAACGAAGGTTATGGTAGATTAGGTGATGGTTTGGGTGATGCCGTTGTTGAAGCTTTTGGTGAAAAAAGGGCGAGAAAATATATGTTCTCCATTGAGAATTTAGCTTGGAGAGATTCAGCGCAATTTAATGAATTACCACCTTGTGAAAAAGGTTCTAATGGTGGAAGAATCATGTGGTTCCCACCTTATAACATTAGATTTACCGATGATACAACAACAAACTGGACTACTCACCAATTTTTAGGTAGACCAGAACCAATATATACATATAACAACACGGAAAGATCTGGTACGTTGTCATGGGACATCGTTGTCGATCACCCAACAATAATGAACTTATTGGTTGATAAAGAATTTGCCCAATTAACGGATGGTGAAGTTGACGAATTATTGGCGGCTTTTTGGGCTGGTTGTTTGGATTATGACATATTTGAATTGGCGAGAATATGGGGTGTATTTAGTGATAGTGATATTGAATATTTTAAAAAGGTTATATCTGATTTAGATATTAGATTACCTAATGAGAAAATAAGAACTAAAGTTGAATCATCTGGTAGTTTCCAGCAAGAAGGTGTTAAGATAGAAACCCCAAGATTAGAAACTATAAAAAACACACAGTTTAATTTATTCTTTGAGAACGACATTCCAATACAAAAAAATTCATATAAAAATCCAGATAATTTTGTTGTTGACAAATATTCCGATTATTATGAAATATATGATAGTTTGGCGAGAGGTACAAAACTTGACCAAAACTCAGAGTTTAAAGAAGTTGCTGTTGGCGGTAATTCTAATTTATCACCTGCCGAAAGATTAGCTTGGATTAGATATGACTATACAATAGGTACTAACGCACCAGCAGAACACCAACACTTTTTTACAGAAGATAGAAAAACATATCCCCAAAAATCATATGGTTATAAGGAACAATACCAATCTATAGCAAAAACTTATTCAGCAAAAGCTTATGCTAGTACTAAAGATTATAATTTAAGATTTAGTATGGTTGCACACGCATCACCATCAGCACCTGGTCAAGATGCAGCGGCTTTGCAAAGATATAACGATAAATTGGCTTCAAGAAGATTTGTTTCAGTTACAAAATGGTTAATACTTGATGTAATGAGTGATGCTGATGTTAAATGTTTTACAACAGACGGTAAAGAAATAATATCAGAAGCTGATGTTAATAAACTACATGGTGATTTGGAAAAATCAAAAAGAATTGTTATTTTAAGAGGTGACATTAATTCTAAACAAGAGATTAGTTTTGATATTGTTTCAAGAGGCCAGACATTAGACGATTTATTCCAAACAAACCCAGAACCTAACGAGTACACCCAATTATTTGGTAGACCACTTAAAACCAAAGATAATGTTGACTATTTCCCAATAAGCTATGGTCAAAACGAAACTTATTATATGGTCAAAACAAAAGATGAGTGGTTTAAATATAAAGATAATTTTATACTAAAGGATGGTACTAAAATAGCAGAAAAATATATTGGTACATGTATAGCTGTAAGAACAAAACCTTTTGAACAAATAGCAAGAGAAGAATCTGACATTGTTTGTGGTAACTTATCGCCAATTGCCTCATTTGCGAGAAGAGTTGAAATTAACGCTGAACTTATACCAAAAGTAATACCTTTGGAAAGAAAGGAACCACCAGCGGAAACACCACCGTTATATCGTGAGGAAGAAGTTCCAACAACAAATGTAACTAAAAGAGAAATTGCGCAAAGAATACTCAATAAATTATTAACTGAGTGTGATTACTTTGATTATTTATCAGAAGAGTCACCAATTATTTTTGATAGTTTAAAACAAAAATTAAAATATTTTAGCCCAGCATTCCATGCGATGACACCAGAAGGTTTAAACGCAAGATTAACTTTCTTACAGCAATGTATGAGACCTGGTGATACAATTACTAAAGATATTGGTGTACCTGGTTGTGATGCTAAAAACACAGCTTTTGGTAGACCACCAGTATCTGTTTTAAGAATTGGTGATTTTTACCACACAAAAATCATTATTAATAGTTTGAATATTAGTTATGATCCGTTACTATGGGATTTAAATCCTGAAGGTATCGGTGTACAACCAATGCTTGCTAAGGTTAATTTATCATTTAAATATATTGGTGGACAAGGCTTAAGAAGATATGTTGACCAATTACAAAATGCGTTAACATTTAACTATTACGCTAACACAGATGTTTACGATGAAAGAACATTTGCTAATACGGATAGAAGGGAGAGGGATTTAATAAATCTTGAACAAGATTTCTTTGCTGAAAATTCATTGGATTTAATTCCGATAGTTGCGGCAGCTGAATTAATAACACCTTCAACAGAAGGTTTACCAATACCTTATGGTACTATTGGTGTTATTAGTGAAAGATTATTACCTAAATTAGCTGGTGGTACGTATTATCACAACTTAACGGGTGCGACAGTATTTGACCCAAATAAAGAATACAAAGCAGAAACTTGTGTTACCTATCAGGGTCAATATTACGTAAGAAAAGTTGCGCAATACCCTATTGTTAATGGTATATATACAAAAACATTACCAACAGATACAAAAACTTGGACAGCAATCGATCATTCTAATTTCGGTGAATTTGCTTTTAGACAAGAATATGGTAGGTACTACATACAAAGATATGATATTCAGTACTTTGATTTATTTAGTGAGTTATATTACAGCTTTGGTGATTATGTAAAAGGTTTTGCGGATTTTATTGGTAAAACCGATGACAAAACAATAGGTAAATACAAAGTTATTAATAATGTATTAAGAAATAAAAACTACAAAAAACCTTTATCTGTTAGTGGTACAACTATTAGTGAGATAATTGATAACATTTCTGGTACAACAACACCAAGCATAAATCTTAGTGGTTTAACATATTCAGAAATATTTAATACAGTTGCTGAAGAAAAAAGATATGTGGAACTTGGTGATGTCTTTAAACAACACCCATTCTTCTTAACTAGAAATAACAATAAAGGAGAGGAATTTGAAGCCTTAAAGTTAAACTTACATCCACAAGAATACATGTTTAAAATTGGTGATGGTAAAGGTTTACCTTATAATTTTACAGCTTTAACTGGTGCGACTAATAACGGTAGGAGTAGTAAATACTTCCAGGGTAATTTTACAAACGGATATACAAATAATTTTAATGGTATATCTGAAACAGGCGGTATATACTTTAGGGATACAAATAGTATAAAAATATATAATGATATTGCTGACAATTTTGCTAAAGAATTTAGAACAAAAATTGCCACAAATACATTAGGTATATGGTTTGACCCAGCTGATAACCTTAAGACGTTTAAAAACTTTTATAAGAATCTTGATACACAACATGTTAAAGATTTTGTTAGTTATATTGATAACCAATTTACTAGTTTTTACGCCAATAAAAATTCTGAAACTGAAACGACTTTAAATGCGTTAAACGATTCCATAGCTAAAATGTCAGTTGTTATGGCTGGATTATCATTACCGTTATACGGTTATGATGCAACATATTCAGAGGGTAGGGCTAAATTATATGAAGTAATACCTAACGGTAAAAAACTAACAACACCAGTAACTGGTAGTACAATGTTTGGTTATAACCCTTATGAGCAATATAGAAAGCTAACAATAGATGGTGGTGATTTAATTAATTTAGCAGATGTTTATAACATTTTAACAGACGCCAATTCACTTTCCCCAACAAGTGGGTTTACGATAAACCAATACGCATCACTTGGTAACGGGTTGTATTTCTTTAAACAAATGAAGAACAACATAGATAATACCACTTCAGATGAGGTTATAAAGGAATATACCAGAAATATGGAGTACATCAAAAAAGTTTTTGGTTACACAACGCTTGGTGACTTACCTAACCAATATAATTTTGATAATTTTTTACCAACAAATAACGCATTAGATTCCAATGGTACAACAGCTACAAATACTTTTAATTTTGGTCAATTAGCATTACCAATAACTGGGCCTGTTACAAATGAAAATTTCTCATTTAACCCTTATGAATATGGTACAAGTGATAGTGCCAGGGCTTTAGAAACAACTTCATATGCTTTAGTTACAAGAGGTGATGATGGTAGTGTTTTAAATACAACCAATAATGTATATGCTCAAGGTGTTTATGAGATGAAATACACTTTCGAAAAAATTAACTATGAATTATTAGATTTTAGTAATAAAACTTTAGAATTTATGTTATCAGATGATTCTGAAAGTAAAAATAATGATATTGATTTAGCTTATACACCATCTTATGCGTTTGATTTACAAATTAATAACCTTAGCGGGGTTACTTTAAATCCAACAGGGTCAACAACTGGTGATACTGTTTCTGATATTTTATTCTATTATGGTGTTAATAAAAAGACTAACTCACAAAATAGTTTTATAAGAAATATAAATTATTACTTATTTAATGAAAATAACCCTAATTTAACTGGTACAACATTAAATACGCAATTAAAGAATCTTAACCTTTTAATGGGTTATGATTACACCATTACAGAAGAGTATGTTAACTCATTACCAGATCAGCAAAAGTTTAAATTAAACGGTTTTATCAGCGGATCAACAACTGGTACAACAACTGGTACAACAAC